GAACTTATCAACATGGCGGCAGACAGAGCACCATTTATTGATCAATCACAATCAATGAATATCTATATGTCAAACCCAACATTGTCAAAGATTACCTCATCACACTTCCACTCTTGGGAGAAAGGATTGAAGACACTTTGTTACTACGTTAGAACAAAGGCAATTTCAACAGGAGCAAAACACTTGGCGTTGGATATGACAAAGAGAGAACCAATTAAAAAAGTTGAAACACCAAAAGTAGACTTTTCTAACATGGATTTACCACAAAAACCTGATAGTTCAGAGTTTGAATGTTTCGGATGTTCATCTTAGGATGAATCGTGTATCACGATAGGGAATCACGGCTTAGGTCGTGATTTTTTATTTTATATGTATTTATTCAAAACACATAGATACTATATTTATTAGATATGGCAAATGGAATAACATACGGAATAAATTTTCCTTTTAGAGAATCTTACGTTGGTAAATATTTAGATATTTCTGATACAACTGAAGAAGAAGTAAGAAGTAATTTAATTCATTTATTGTTAACTAGAAAAGGGTATAGATATTATCTTCCTGATTTTGGAACAAGGTTGTATGAGTATATTTTTGAGCCTCTTGATGGACCTACATTTAGTGAAATAGAAGGTGAAATCAGGGATTCGGTTGAGAAATATATGCCAGGTGTACAAATAACTAACATATCAATTACCGACGCTTCTTTAGGTGAAGAGGATAAGGGTACTTTTATTAATCCTGATGGAGAAAGAGAATTTAAAGTACAAGGTATAAGTGAAAAAGAACATACCGCAAAAATTAAAATAGACTATAAGGTCACAAATCAAGCCTTTGAAAGTAGTGATTTTGTTATTATCAATATTTAATAGTATATGGCTGAGAAAAAAATATCCTACACAACCAGAGATTTTCAAGGAATAAGAACTGAGTTAATTAATTTTACTCGTACTTATTATCCTGATTTGGTACAAAACTTTAACGATGCTGGGGTTTTCTCAGTAATGTTAGATTTAAATGCTGCCGTTACAGATAACCTACAATTTAATATTGATAGAAGTATCCAAGAAACGGTATTACAATTTGCTCAACAAAAATCTTCAGTATATAATATCGCTAAGACTTACGGGTTAAAAATACCGGGTCAAAGACCTTCAGTGGCATTAGTAGATTTCTCAATAACGGTTCCTGCGTTTGGTGATAGAGAAGATTTAAGATATTGTGGTATCCTAAGAAGAGGATCCCAAGTAAGTGGTGCTGGTCAACCATTTGAAACAGTTTATGATATTGATTTTGCTTCGGCAATAAATTCAGAAGGAACATTAAATAGATTAAAAACCCCTAACTTTGACGCTAATGGTAAAATATTAAATTATACCATTACAAAAAGAGAAGTTGTTGTAAACGGGTTTACAAAAGTATTCAAACGAGTTATTACACCAAATGATGTTAAACCATTCTTTGAATTGTTCTTACCTGAAAAAAATGTTTTAGGTATAACAAGTGTCCTTTTAAAAGACGGAACTCAATTTAATACAATCCCAAATCCACAGGAATTTTTAGGATTGGATAATAGATGGTATGAAGTTAAGGCACTTGCTGAAGACAGAGTATTCATTGAAGACCCAACTAAAGCGTCTGATCAACCTGGTATTAAGGTTGGGAAATATATTTTAACTAACACTAAATTTACATCTGAGTACACACCTGAAGGTTATTTAAAAATGACATTTGGTGGTGGTAATGTTTCTGCTGAAGAACAACTTAGAGATTTTGCAAGATCTGGTAAAGGATTTGACTTAAATAAATATTCGAACAATTTGGCATTAGGGGCGGCACTTAAATCAAACTCAACATTGTTTATACAATATAGAGTTGGTGGTGGGCAAGCAACTAATTTAGGGGTTAACGTAATCAATCAAATTGGTACGGTTTCATTCTTTGTTAATGGACCTTCAGAAAGTGTTAACAGATCTGTTATTAATACATTGAAATGTAATAACGTTACTGCGGCAATTGGAGGGGCAAACGCACCAACACTTGAAGAAGTAAGAAATATGGTCTCATATAACTTCTCAGCACAAAATAGAGCGGTTACAATAAATGATTACGAATCAATTATTAGAACAATGCCTTCTCAGTTTGGGGCACCTGCAAAAGTTGCAATTACTGAGGAAAATAACATGATAAAAATAAAAATGTTATCTTACGATACAAGTGGTAATTTAACAGATACAATATCAAACACATTAAAAAGTAATGTGGCAAGTTACCTATCAAACTACAGGATGATTAATGACTACATTTCTATTGAAAGTGCTAATCCGATTGACTTGGCCGTTAATGTTGACGTTGTGTTGGATGCTAGTCAAAATCAAGGTGCAATTGTATCTAAAATTATTGATATCATTACAACGTACTTTAGTCCAACATCAAGACAATTAGGTCAAAATGTTGTTGTGTCAGAATTGAGAAGATTGATCCAAGCGGAAAATGGTGTAATAAGTATTTCTGACATGGAATTCTTTAATAAGGTTGGGGGTCAGTACTCTTCAAATCAAACATCTCAAAAATATTCAGACCCCGCAACAAAACAAATCCAATTAATTGCGGACACCATTTTTGCTGAACCTACACAAATTTATCAAATTAGATTCCCTAACAAAGATATAAATGTTAGAGTTATCAATTTAAGTACAGTTAATTTCTCCTGATAATTTATTTTTTTTTAATTAGAACTATTTTTTGAAAATAGGAAATAAACTATTTATCAAAAAAGACTTTAATGCCAAAATCATATAGAATAAGGACCCAAGTAGGTGTCGACAAATACATCAACGTAAAGTTAGATCAAGATTTTGATTTTTTAGAAATCCTATCTTTAAAAATTAATCAATCAGATCTTTATACAAAGGTATGTTCTGACTATGGGGTTATAGTTGGTAGAGTTATGGTAAACGGTGGTTTTGGGTTACCAAACGCTAAAGTATCTATATTCATACCATTAACTTCTGAAGATGAATTAAACCCAACAATATCTGAATTATATCCGTATAAGACTTTATCAGATAATAATGATGCTGGTTATAGATATAACCTATTACCTCATGACCCATCATATAGTGTTCATGCGGCAACAGGGACATTCCCAAATAGGGAAGAAGTTCTATTAGATCAAACTTATATTGAAGTTTACGACAAATATTACAAATACACTGTTAAAACAAATGATAGTGGTGATTATATGATATTTGGAGTTCCTGTTGGAACTCAAACTGTTTTTATGGATGTTGACTTATCTGACATTGGATGTTTCTCATTAACACCACAAGATTTAATTAACGCAGGTCAGGCAACTGAAACACAAGTTAATGGATCAACATTTAAGAAATCATCTAATTTAAGTGAATTACCACAAATTAAAACATTAAATAAAAATGTTGACATATCTCCTCTTTGGGGACAAGAAGACATTTGTCAAATAGGTATTACGAGAGTTGATTTTGATTTAACTAATGAGGCAAACGTAACTATTAGACCTAATGCGATTTTCATGGGGTCTCTTATTTCGACAACTAATGATGACGCACTTAAAACAAATTGTAAACCAAAAATTAATACGGGTAACTTATGTGAGTTAATTGCGGGGCCAGGTCAAATCTTATCTATTAGACAAACAATATATCCTGATAAAAATAATCTACCAATTCTTGAGGAACATAAGTTTGAACAAGATGGAAAGATTATAGATGGGGATGGTTCATTTTTAGCAAATGTACCAATGAACTTGGATTATATTATTACAAATGAATTTGGTGAACAAGTAATATCTAATGACCCAACAAAGGGAATACCAACAAAAGGAAGATATAGGTTTAAATTTAAATGGAGTAATGAAGGCGGGTTACAGAATGAGTTCCAACGAGCAAATTTCTTAGTCCCAAACATTAAAGAACATGGTTGGATGTCAAGTGGAACGGACCCTTTTGACCCAAGTTCAACAACACCATTTTCTATTATAATGCCGTCAACATTCCCTATTAATCCTACACAATACACAGGATCAACAATTGCGACAACTGATGGGGGTCTTTTATTTGATAATTCCGTTAATAGTAAAAACTTTACAATTTATATTGATAGTGGTAGTGGTCCACAACCATATTATGGTGATATAACGGTAATACCCGTTAATGCCGGTGACATTATTTTAGCGGTTTCAGAACCAATAGATGATACGCAACAACAAGAAGTTAATTTTACTTTTTATCCCCAAAATTATTTTGATTTATTAAGATCATATACTTTTAGTTTAGATTGGGACGATTATGTTGATCCAATATCTGCAATTAATTGTGAGGACACATTCTATGAGATGAACTATAATAAAGTTTATACTACTGCAATGTTCCTTGATAGATACAAAAATGGGGTGTCAAGAGCAAGACACTTAGGTATTAAGGAAATTGATAACAGAACTTGTAAATCAACGGTTAATACATTCCCGTCTAATGATATAATTAGAAATTTTGATTTTATATTTTTTTTATTCAACATATTAATTAATGTTCTAACATTTCCATTATTAGTGTTATTATTTGTTGCTCACTTTATTGCGTGGGCATGGCCGGTTTTAAAGTACTTATTAATCGTTTTAGGGATATATTTTGCTTATGATGCGATAAGGGATATGATCGATTGGATTAACTCCTTAATTGAGGTATTTGCATTTGCACCATTAGGTGGTCCTGTTATTAATTTTGGATTGATTTTAAGAATTGCCGCTCAAGCATTATCGTTTATATTCAGATTGGCATTGTCAATTGCGTTCATTGCATTTACAATCAAATACTTGCTTAAGATTAAGAATTTCCCAAGAATAGGGTTACCTATGATATCTTACCCTGAATGTACAAGTTGTGATTGCGATTGTGGACCTGCAACTTTGGAAGATGATATTGATGCAAACTCAGTTCAGGATTCAATTGATGAACAACAGTCAGGTACAAGTAATGTAACACTTGGTCAGGCAAATGGATTTTTAGCTCCTGTAAATGTACCTGGATCGTATAATGTTGTTCACCCTAATAATCAAAATAATCCTATTGAAGATCAAATGGATCTTAATAGAGGTCCATTTTGGGATGGACCTTGTCTTGATGGATCTACGGACGGTTGTCCAAATTGTGGGGTACCATCATTAATAACTGCAGCAATGAAACAGGATATTACACCTGAAGTTGCGGCTAGAGGTATAATTGACTACCAAAGAATGTTTTCAGGGTATGATATTTTATCATCTTCGGGAACAGTAGGTCATGATATTATTTTTGGTAATGAGTTTGCTTTATATCATGCTCCACAACCATTTTTATTGGCGGCTTGGGATAATGCAGGTAAGGACCCAAGAAGTTGGGCTTTCCCAACTAAAGAAACTTTTCCTCAAAAATTAAATGAATTTAATACAAGAAATAAGTATTTTGATTCATATGGTGGGGCAAATAGAATAAGAACATATGTTAACCAATCTTTAGGTAATACTTTTTTTGAGGATCAAATTATGGTTGTTTTAGCCAATCCTGGTACAAAAGACCAAATGCAAGTTGGTAAACCTATAAGTTTTAACAATCCTTTAACATCAAATGGTTATGTTAACATAACGGGTGGTACTTTAAATGAATTTGGTAGTAATGCAATCACGGGGACTACAACGACGGGAAATACATCTGTTACGATTTCTTGGGCTAATCCATCTAATATTAATAGTACAACTCCTTTAACGACTAATATTATTATTAACCAACCTGCAATTTCAAACATATCAACACCTATGACTAATGTTGAAGTTGGAGCATTACAATACCCAACAGATGTGGAATACTTCCAAATGATAACAGGTATGACGGTTTCTAGTTTTACTGGAATGACAGTAGGTGCTATCTCAGGAACATTCCCAACCGCTGATTTTTTAAGGCATAGGATACAATTTTTATATTGTTGTAATGGTAATTACCATACTTATGATGCCGGTGCGGCTTTAGACCAAATGACAAGTAGTGATAATTTTGAAATTATTATTTTAGTTAGAGGTGTTGATGTTCATACCGCACCACAAAAAATAAAATATGATTTATCTAAAATATTTGGTAAATCATATGGTAATGTTATAACAGATGAAGGTGATTTTTATTTGAATATTCCTATACAACCTACGGGACTAAAACCCGCTAGCCATAATACTACAACAAATACGGCAACTAATCTGTATTTCCCTTCATATAATTTTAATATAGGACCTGCGGTTGGGTCTAACCCTAATTACACTGCGTTTACTTCAAACTATCCTTATTATTATTTATCGACTGACGATCTTAGTGTTGCGAATTACACTCCAGTTAGTGGGTGGCAATTTATTGACTCTTTTTCAATAACTAGTACTCCAAGAACAATATTATCGTATAACGATTACACATTACCAAGACAACAAAGTGATTATATTGGTGGTGGTACATTCTTAGGTTCACAAACTAATGGGTCATACCTTAGTTGTGATAATGATGGTCATAACGCAAACACACCTGATAATGGTGATGATGCTAAGGGAGAAATTGGTGACGTACCATCAGGTCAATTAAATGCTTTATATTCACCGGCATATTATAGATATGGTTTAACTGGCGTTAACTTTAATGACAAAAGTAAAATGGTTATGAGAAGTGACCGTTTACCAACATCTACAAAAACTGAAGATGGTGCGGGATCAAGAACAGGATTTGCATTACATCAAAATAATAATTTCACATTTTATACTGCCGATGGTAGTCCTTCCTCATCAGGAACAGGGGCAGCTTCTGATTTAGCTTCAGGTAATCAATACGATTTACCTGATGGTATTGCGTCAATCGCATCTACGTTAACTTGTGATGATATGGTTTCATTACAATGTTATCAAGGTTCGGGTAATAACGTAACTGTAATACCTCCTGATCAATGTATTGTACCTGAGGGTAGAGTTAAGAAAGGATGTTATTGTTTATTAAATAAAAAATACATTTCTCAATATGATGAAGATGTAAAATTATTCTTAGAGTGGAAAACAAGGTTTACTATTACCTTTGCTGCTTGTCGTGGGGTATTCGCTCAAGTATTCCAAAATAATTGGATTAATGGGGTTTTATATATGTATTCATTTAATAAAACTGCGACATATACAATACAAGACCCTAATACACCAACATATAATTATTGTGATGATGTTATTGTGTTTAATGAGTTAAGTAATAGTTTTTATTATAGATCTTCACCATGGAAAGATAGTTCACAACAATTTATTGGTAAAAATAAGCCTATTGCTAATCCATTATGGCCATCATCAATAGTAAATGGATATCCGGGATTAGGGTATAATGATAAACAAATCCAATTCCCAACAACGATTGCCGATTTGGGACCTAGAGATCAGTTTATTACTGAAATATGTAATAACTCAAATTTTAATGGATATTTAGTTGATCAAGTTAAATCAACATCGTACCAAGATACTTCTGATATTATACAAATTGGGTTTTTATCAAGATTATTAAATGATACGTTTAGACAAGCAATTTTACCTATAGCAACAGGTGGTGGTACCACAGAAGGTAAAGGTATTATACAATTCTTTAATAGTAACAGAAAAGGTGATAGAATAGATGGTGATTTTGCTCAAGCATTATCAATAAATTCTGAATGGAAAGTTAATCCATTCATCTTTGAAAATTACCCTAATCCAAACTCAATTTATTTTGGGGATGATAACCAATTTCCACCAAGACCTGTTTTCGGTATTTTATTTGAAACACCAACAAATGAGTATAAATATAGAAGAAGGTTTACACCTGGTTTTGAAACATATAGTGAAACTCCATTAATCCAAGATTATTACGGTTATCCAAAAACGCAAGATGTCCCACATTATAAATGGAAAATAGATTCATCTCCAAATATATTTGGGTCTGAAAATAATAATTGGTACACACAAGGACCTTTCTTCCATAAAGGATATCAGAATTTGGATTTTAACATTGACCCATATTTCCAATCCTCAACAACTAAATTAGGTATGATAACTAATTTTGATGTGAGTGGACAACCATTACCGACACCACAAGTATCGACACAAGTTATAGTTGGGGCACCATTCCATTTTTACTTTGGGTTAAATAATGGTAAAACCGCAATTGATAAGTTTGTTAAATTATATGTAAATAACGAGGGATAAGATGATAGATAACTCAACAAATATTGTATTAGGAAGTTTAAGATATAAAGGATCGAGTGACACCAATCTTTTTATTGATGTTCCATTAGAACAGACAGAAAAAGAAATAGTTGAATTTGATAGAAATGTTGACTTAAGTTTACAACAGGTTTTTGACGATGAAAGACAAAGTTCAACTGTTTTTAGACCTGTTACGAAATACACGTTTTTATTTAAAAATGAATATACTGGATCAACAACTTATGTCCCATATAGAAATAATTTGTATTACACAAATGCGATTAATAATGCAATATCTTACGCAACAAACCCTAATACGCCTTGGGAAGGATATCCACAGTATAGTGAATTTGATTTTATTCGAGTTGATAATAATATTCCTGGATACACTCAACCACCAAATAATCATGTGACATTTATAAATAAAAGTGCCTCTACTTATAATTGGACTCATTACATGAGTTATGCGTATAGTAATGATTACACTAAACCTTTATTTGCGATTGATAGTAGTACATCAGCATCTTGGTTTTGGATGGCATCGGATGGTATACCTTTTACAATAACGTCAGGTAGTGATGATAATGGAAATTACATTACATTTAAATGCCCAATGAAACACGGTGTATTAACGGGAGAATATGTGGAATTTCCGTTTGATTACAATGGGGAAACTATTTTCCAAGTTAATAGTCTTGGTGATGAGGGGTTTGGGAGTGAGGAATACATCTTCAATGTATATAATGTTGGATTTACGGGGACCACATTCCAAAATGGAACCACAAGTACATTCAGAAGAATTATAAATAAAAGTAATACAGGTGAAACAAGATCTGAATATTATGTTAGGGTACATAAAATACTAACAAATTCTGATTGTGCACTATTAATAAAAGCTGGTTTTGAACAAAATATATTTGAGTCAAAATCAAAATTTGAAAAAGATGTTTTAAGTCCAAATAACATTAATAGAACTTCAGTAAAAGAAGGTAACCAATCTTATACTTTATCTTTTAATTGTGACATCGATATTAAACCATTACGTGACAACCAAAATAGACCAATTTCTGAACTATATTTCACCACTTTATGGAAAGGTTATTTTGGGTGGACAAAAGGTATGAAACAAGGTTGGGGATTTAACCAACCATTAGATAATGGATTACCAAATTCTTGGTGGGATCAAGGAAATTTCTTATCAAACACAAACATAACACAAGGACAGTATAATTCAAATACTCTCCCACCCGTTGGACCATTTTATTATAATAATGATTTGGTTTCGGGTAATACTATTGATGGTGATTATTGTGAATGGAACGACTATGAACAAAAAGAAAGAGTAATATCAAAATATGTTCATAAAATAATCTATAATGATCTTAAATTTAATATTGTAACTGATGCGGATCCTGCAAATGAGTTTGGTTATTATTATAACCCTCATAGCCCAATCGTAATTAGACAATATTCCGATTACATTGAAGAAGCCGATACTAATATGATATTAGATATTCCTGATTATGCCTTCTATTCTAATTTATCTAATAGTTTTAGATGGAGAGACCTATATACTTATGGTTATATAGATAGTAATGGTATTGGTGTTAACTATCCATTTATGAATGGTAAACATTATCCATACGTAAATACTATTTTTAGATTAACACCTGAAGGTATCGGGGTACAAAACATAAACGATATTGCGGAACCAATAATAGATGAGTGTGAATAAAATTAAAATAATAAGACCAACCACAGATCAATATGTGAATATTCCTATTGAAATGAAATGGGATTTTTCTGGTCGTGATGATAGTATTTTGGATTACCAAGAAGAAATGGTTAAGGAAGTTGTTGGGTCGCCGAATGATTTTGAGATTAGTCAATTTTCTCACAATTCATTCAATGATGGAACTACCGACATTAATTATGAATTTTATTTTTATGATAACACCTTACCAATTACTGCAAATACGGTTACTCAGACAAATTGGGGTATTTCTTATTTAAATGAGGGGTTCACAAATGAAGAAGTTTATTATTATACAAAACCTTTTACTAAGTCGTTCTTTAAATTGGATTTTTATGATACAACTGATGAAAAAACACAAAAGATTTATTTTACAATAATATTACCTGTTCAACAGGGGGATTTTATGAGTGTTAGTTTAAATGCGTTATTACCTAATGTTGACATTAGAAAACCTAAATTCAAATTAGACTATGTTGGAGATAAAGAAGGTTTCTTTATATATTGGTTAAGAGAAAGAAATTTTTATGATATTAATGAATTTTATATGTCAAGTAAATTTTTTGATGCAAAATTAGGGGTTTATGTGGTAATGACTAATACTCCACAACCACTAATAACTCCAAATAAATTTAATTTTTTACCCGAAGACTATTTTTATTACAAAGTAAACTTAGATTATAATAATAAGACATATGAGGTATCATCCACTTCCACAACATTAAGAGTCGGTGGTGATGTGACACCAATAAAATGGTATGAATACGTAAACCCATAATGGAAGAACAAAAATATTACTTTAAAATATCCCCCGAAAACATTTTTGGAGACCTTAGATTGGTTCAATATACCGGTGGTACTGATGTGTATGATACAACTGATCCTTGTTGTCCTATATTAACAGGGGAAACATCGGTAACAGGTGTGGATTATATTGGGGTTTATACAGGTATGTCTTATGTCTTATCAGGTGGGACAAACGGTGACTCACTTTTAACTGGATTAACAATACCAATATTGATTACCCAAACTGCGGTTGATATGGGTTATTATTCTGTTTTTGATGGTGCGGTATTACAGAAAGATGTAATTAATAATTTTTTATTTTCTGCAACAACGGGTAGTCCTTACACATATTATTTCTATAATACGTCGGATACTGAATTAATGAAATTTTTATCATTGGTGACTTATGTTGTAGATTGGGGCGACGGATCACCAAATGTAACAATTACGGGGACATCTCCATTATCACATAATTACCCAACATCTAATAGCGAATATCAAATCACTATGACTGCAACATCGCCATGGGGAATATCAAAGATAACAAAAACAATTACAACCCCATTTAACGATGTAACAATTACAAACCCTAATGGTACCGCAACATTTACACCGGCTGGAGGTAATTGGACGGGGACATCATTTAATTACGATTATATCTTTAGTGGTGATTCAAATACCGATATAAATGATTTCTTCAGTTACAATTATACGACTGTACCATTTTTAGTTTCAGGATATACTGAATCAACAATAAATGATTTAGCACAATATGGTCCTAAAAGTAATCTTTATGGTGGTAAATTTAAAATTGGTGTACAAGTTACAGGAACTACAGGTAGTGTTGGTACGGTATGGGGGCCTGACCCAAATGGGTTATACACTGCTTACACGATAAATCAAATTGATTATTTTGATTATGAAGATTTTACCGTTTTTATGGTGTATTCATCTGGTTTTACACAAGATGATTTAATAATGACAGGTCTAACTAAAAATGAAGCGTTAATAAATGTTATTGATCAACCTGAGGTCCAAAGTAATGTATTCATTGAAAGAGGTAAAAATTCCGCATTAGAATACATTGAAAGGATTGGTGAAGTTGATAATGTTGGGGACTTAGAAAAATACGGATATGGATTTTTTAATGTTAAAAAAGACCTTAGTTAAGTATTTATTAGATAAGGAAAAATAAACTAAATATAAATTAAATTCTTGTGGCTACAGGTAATTACGGAACAATAAGAAGTGCGGACGTTAGTCCTGATGATGTAGAGATCATCTTGAATTATACGCCATCAAGGGATGAAACAGATAACTTTGTTTTAACTAAGTTAGATGCAAAATCTATTTTACGACCATATTTCCATAATTCCGCCACTGGCGGTAATAATGGTGTTGAAATATTAGGGGGGTTATACAATCTAAAGTTACCTGCCGACCAATTCAACAAATTAGGTATCTATACCCTTTATATAAGACCTGCTGAGATAAGAACTAAGATAACTGATTGTGGGGTTTTATCTTCATTACCTAATGTTAAAGGTATTGTTATTGATTTAAATAATGTACCATCTCAGTATAGAAATAAATTTGTTAATCAAGGTTTAATTGGATTTAGGGTTGAATACTTAAATTCAGATGGAACCAAAATTCCTAATTTTTTTAGAATTGTAACCTCATCATTTTATTGTGAACCAGTTGTTCAAAATTTGACAAACACATCTCAAAAGGCAATTAGATATAGATATGTTGAAAGTACATCAAACTTACTTTTTTGTACACTTTCACCATCTTCTTCACCAACTAATAAACCAAGTGCCACACCATTCATTGGTCAACCTGATCAGAATATCATTATAACAAATACATTTTTTAATCCAATAACTACGGAAATAGAAATTGTGGAACACGACATATCAACATTGGCGATTGCACTTTATGGTAATCAAACCAAATCTATTGATGACGGTATCTATACAATCTACGATAGTACAAATAACATTTACAAACAATACAATTTATTTGAGGTTCGTGATCAGTTTAATGAATTGTTATATGAGGTTAGACAAGATAGAAATAATAACATTGATTTTAGTAAAAGTTTTAACAACATAGTTTAAAAATGGCAGTAAAAAAATATACGTGTCCACCTCAGTCTCCAAGCGGTCAAGGAACATTTTCTGACAACTTAGTTGGTTTACAACTTGTTGATGGGGGAGGTTTTACTCAAGCAAATTTTGAATTTACTACGTCAATTACCGAAAAACAAGATAGAAATTTTAGTATAGGTGCGTTTTCAGAACCAATATCTTTAGATACGTTAAATATTGAAAGTGTTACTGAATCAAGAGTAATACAGGCTAACAATTTTAAAGTTTACCCTAATTTTGATTTATCCCAAGTAACTAACTTTACTTTATATGGGTCATTAGTTAAGAGAATTTCTACGTCAATTTCACATATAATTAATTTTTTCCCTGCGGGTTTAGAAATTAGTGCGACGTTACCTAATTATAGTACCGCAGAAACCGCATTTAACATTCAATACGATTCCGTTGAAAATGAGACCACATTTGATGTTTATATAAATTCATTAAGAAATCCATTTGACATAGATTATAGTTCAAACGCAAATAGAAATTTTGAATTACTTGAAATTGAAGTTTCTCGTTTAAGAAACTTTACTGCAAATTACACAAAATATTCGTTATTTTCAAATGGTAATGAATATCCTATAATTTTTTATAGTCCATCAAATAACACATCAACAACCTTAAGTTTTGTTGTAAGAGGTAATCCATTTTTAGGGAATAACATATCCTATGATACATTAGTTATAAGACCTAATGATACCTATGTTAATAAGACATTCAACGAATCTATGGATGAGGTTGAACAATTCCTATTAAATAGAGCGATTACACCAATATATACATCAACGTTTACTGTACCTAGAGAAAATGAAGATGGTACAATTTATTTAACAACTCAGGCAATAACATTTCCTAAAAATGGGCAATGGAATTTAGATATTACATCTGCGGCATTTGATAATTACCTTGAGACTTTAAATGATTTTGCTTTTAATTTAGATTTATACCGTACCAATTTAATTTCTCGTTTTTTAACAACAGGAGCAATAAAAGAATTTGATACTCCTGATCAAAAAATTGAAAAGGTTTTACAAATATATGGTAGAAGTTTTGATGAAACCAAAAAATTTATTTCGGCTTTATCTAACATGAATAATGTTAATTACAACATTAAAAACGATATACCATCACAATTATTAAAAAATTTAGCACAAACATTAGGTTGGGATACAAATATTTCACCGATCACAAATGACCAATTATTGGATTCTGTGTTTACCACTGGAACTAATGAGTTTAGTGGTTTGTCGGTTGGTATGACACCTGAAGAACTTAACTACCAATATTATAGAAATTTAGTATTAAATTCAGCATATCTTTTTAAATCTAAAGGGACAAGAAAATCTATTGAAATATTATTAAGATTAATTGGGGCTCCTGAAGCATTAATAGAATTTAATGAGTACATATATATTGCGGATCAAAAAATAAATATTGAAGAATTTAATGGTCAATACGCTAATTTATCTGGAGGTACGTATACTCAACAATTACCTATTTTAGATACTACGGACATCTATTCAATACAAGGACAACAATTTACAGGATTTACAACAACTAGTGTTATATCTAATGCCATTGTATATCCTGAGGATTATCCTATTGATGATTTTGGTTATCCTACGATGCCGGCAATAAGTGACTCTTACTACTTCCAAATTGGTGGAGGTTGGTTTGAATCCACACCACAACATAGAATGCCTGAACAAATAGATACTACAAATAGTGTATTTACAGGTGCTAACCCTAATTACCAAACTACATTATTACCATTTAACTATGGTGAAGAATACCTACAAAGATACAGAACTTTCCCATATATGAATTTAGGGTATAAATTACGTAGAGTAGTTGATAATAAGAAAAGTTGGACTGACACCCAAAATGGTTTAAGAACTAATTTTGATGGTAACTTTAATGCGTATTATCCTGTGAATACTGATAAATTAGTTATAAATGTTAAGAATGTTGACATATTCATGAATCCTGCTCAAGGTTTGGTTTATGACGTATGGACTATGTCTCGACAATATAACTACCCAATCCCTAATCAAGGATTAAATTATGTTGAACCAACACGTTGTAATCCTAATCCGAATACTCCTTACCCACAAAGAGGTGGGATAGATTGGACTGAGATTGTTCCTAAACCTAAAGAAAAAACATTTTTTGAGTTTGCTCAAACTTTTTGGCATAATACGATTAATGTTAGAAATAGACAATTTATTACAGATGGAAAAACGGGAGGTTATCCGACTCTTCAGTCTATCTATTGGAAGTATTTAGAATCAGGTCAGGCAATTAATGTTCCTAACGATAATTTTACATATCAAACAATGATTGATTATGTTAATGGATTAGGTACATATTGGATAAAACTAATTGAACAAATGGTTCCTGCAACTACAATATGGAATACGGGAACTAAATTAGAAAACTCAATTTTCCATAGACAAAAATTTGTATGGAGAAGACAAATGGGTTGTCAACTTGTTCCTGTCCCATGTGATCCTTGTTATGCTATTGGTCAGTTATTACCTTTTGATTGTCCAATACAATCTGTTGAATGTCCTATTTACCCCTGGGGGTCTAATCCACAGGTGAATTCATTCGGGGCGGTTTTAGGTCAGGTTTTGACTACATATTTAAATAACAATGGTTATGATTTAAATAATGATTGTTTGGTAAATACATTAACATCTGAATGGTATGTAGATGTAAGATTAAATGGAAATCAGTTAGTTGAGTACAAATTCTTTGATGGATATGGTTACTCTGTTAGTGGAACAAGTTTCCCGACTCAAGTTAATTGGTTAAACGCTCTTTATGATTCATTACCACAAATGATTGGTGAAGGTTTAACATTTAATATTAACGAAACAACAAATATTGTTACAGTATATAATAGTGATTGTGTGTCACTTGATGATCAAAACAATTTTGAATTAAATGTGGGGATAAATTTTGATATAATTTGTAATCAATAATGGGATCAATAAGTGTATATGGGTTTTCCGTAACGGGAGATTGTTCAAATGAAGGGTTAGGTGAAGTAACTTTTTCTGTAACGGGGGATAGTCCAGATTGGTTGGTGATTGAAACACCTACCGCTGACCTTAATTTACCAACTTCTGCATTAACGGTGGTTGATTACGTTTATTATTATTCAGGTTTAAGTGCGGGCAGTTATTTTTTACGAGTATACGATTCAACATATACTAATTATGTTGTTGTAAATTTCTACATATCTTCAGGTACTTGTGTGTCTATAAACACTACAGATACTACTTGTGGATTTGATAATGGTGGTATAACCGCAACAACACAATCTATTTATGGTAGTGTTGCGACCTTCACATTATTTGACATTGATGATAATTATATCTCAAGTGGAACATCAGTAAGTAATGAATATGTTTTTCCACCTGTTCCTGCGGGAACTTATTATGTTGTTGGTGATGATGGGGGTGGTTGTATAGGTGTGAGTGAATCTTGTATAGTTAGAGACTCAATCCCTTTTGATTATGGTTATTACGTAGTAAATGATGGAAGTTGTATAAGTAGTGACGGGAGTGGTAAAATATTTTTAACAGGTTTATCTGATCCAAGTCTATATACCGTTAATTGGTTAACAAGTGTTAATGGACAAACGGGAACAACGGTAACAGGTTTAACTGCAGGATTGTATAACGTACAAGTAATTAACGAAGATGGTTGTGTTGCAAGTAAGACAATAACTATCACAGGTGTGGAACCATTAGGTATTGGTGGATTTATGACATACCCACCTGATTGTTTTGTAAACAATGGTGAAATAACTATAATTGTAACAGGAGGAACCGCACCATATTATATAGGGTGTTCAAACGGTGATAGTGCAATTATTTTTAATGATGAATATACATTTACGGGGTTATTCTCAGGATCATATAATTTTAATATAATAGATGCTGGAATATGTAAAGTATCAGGAACAACATCAATTAACACATCAAATAGCTTTCAAGTATTAAGTGTTAATACAACAAATTCAATTTGTAATGATAACTCAGGGTCAGTAACCATCACTTTAATTGGGTCAGGATATTATACATATAGTTTAACTGATTCGTTAAATAATACAACAAATTTTGGTCCTACTACTAATATAGTACAACAATTTAATACATTATCTTCAGGTAATTATGATTTAGTAATAACTGATGGTGTGTGTACTTATGAGACAACAGTTACAATTAATAATACCGAAAAATTTACAATTTCGGCAATAACACAAAATACTACTTGTGGTTTAAATAACGGATCAATACAATTATTAGCAAGTTCAGGTGGTACTTTACCATATAGTTATCAGATAACAGGTTATCCACCTTCACCTGTAACAACATTTAGTAATTTAGCTCCCGGTAATTATGTTGGGACAGTAACTGATAGTACAGGTTGTTCACAAACTTTAAATCTTTATGTAAATAATTCTAATGGGGTATTATTTGATTTGGTTGTGACTCAACCAACAAGTGGTAACAATGGAGCAATATCTACATTAATTTATGGAGGTACACCAACATTTACATATAATTGGAGCCCAAACGTTAATGGGCAAACAGGATCAACTGTTACTTCATTAAGTGGAGGGACCTATAGTTTGGAAATTATAGATTCAAGTGGATGTACATATACAAAAACAGTCACTTTATCTGGAACTAATAAAAATTTAAGTTATCAAACATATAATATCTGTAACGATAATTTCCAAAATACGGGAATACTTGGTAAACGAGGTATGCAACAAATGTTATCTGAAGGATTTAAGGATCTTACTTATGATGATACTGGATGTATTTTAAAAAGTGCGAATTTTATTGCGGACATAACTGTTGATGGTATAAATACTCAACAATCGTTTTACGTTTCTTCAGGATTAACAGATTATCCTTCCGATTATGCGTGGGGTCAAGCAATTACCGAAGTTTTGGAAAGTTATGATGGAATAAGTAAAGTCGAAATTAATTACGCAACAAATGAGATTAAAATCTACAATAAATGTGTGGAAATAGAAGGTTGTCAACCTGAAACAATTTATTATTTATCTGATGCTAATATTGTGATCAATTTAAAATTGGAGTATAATATTTCTTGTCAACAATGTATAACTACACCTACTCCGACACCTACTTTAACCTTAACCCCTACTTTAACCTTAACTCAAACTTTAACTCCCACACCAACCTTAACTCAAACTTTAACGACCACACCAACCTTAACTCCCACACCAACCTTAACACAAACCTTAACTCCCACACCAACAGTAACACAAACTTTAACACCCACACCGACACCAACGGCAACTTGTAATAATAGTATTTCTCACCCATATCAGGTTGATTTTGCGGCCTCCACAGACACTACGGGAGGTTTTACTTTTAACTTATCAACTGCTTGTGTTGCATTAAATTGTGTTACAGGAACTACTTGTTATGTCAACCTTTCCTATGGTCCATATCTCGATGAAATCGAACCACAAATCGGGTCTTTTTTACACCCTAGTACCACAGGATGTGACGTATCAACCAGTTTGTCAGGGTATTTTTTAGTTAAATTGGGAGGATCACCAACATACAACGCAATTGCTCAAGTAACCGCTGGGGTGGTCACTGGTTTTCCTTCTTGTTCGCCTTAAAACCTTTTTGAAGTAAAATACACTTTTAACAATTATCTAATATCTTTTAATGTATGGAAGATATTCTATTTGTAACTGCACAACCTGACGTACCCTATTTTCATTGGCAAGTAAAATTATATACACATAATTTTATTGAGAAAGGAATTAAACCTTGTCAGATTCATGTCATTTTTGGATTACAGAAAAAACAACAACCATCACAAGGTGCGTTAGAATTATGTAATTATGGGTTCAATGTTCATTTTTATGATGATGATCGTGAAAACAAATCATACATACCAAGTATAAAACCGTATTTAATATACGAATGGTTAAAAGAATACCCTGAAAATGGTAAGTTATTTTTCCTACACGATTCTGACATTATCTTTAATAGGTTACCTGATTTTAATAAGTTACTTAATGATAACGTATCTTATTTATCGGACACTATAGGGTATATTGGGTACAATTATATTAAAGATTGTTGTGATAGGTATGAGAAACAACACCCAACATCAAATAAAGAACAACTACTTCAAGAAATGGCCGACATTGTTGGTATTGATGTTGATCTTATAAAACAAAATCAAGAAAATTCAGGTGGTGGTCAATACCTCATCAAAAATACGGATCCATTATTATGGGGTAAGATTTATGATGATTGTACACCACTATATAATCAAATGTTAGATTACCAAAGAAGGTTCCCAATTAATCCAGGACAAATACAATTTTGGACCGCAGAAATGTGGTCGTTATTATGGAATATGTGGAATTCGGGATATGAAACAAAAATCACAAATGAGTTAGATTTTTCTTGGGCAACTGATGATATTGATATTTATAATAAAAAACCAATATTACATATGGCAGGTGTTACCGACCATTTAAAGACCACGAAATTTTATAAGGGAGATTTCATAAACAGGAATCCGATTGAGGATTTAAGAAAGGACATTAATTTCTTTAATTATGTGGACAAAAATAGTTCTACAATTAAATATATTGAAGTAATGAAGTCATTTTTGGAAAAAAATAAATAACTGATTATTTATTAGTAATGGGAACTCAACCGATATCAATAAAACCTGTAAATGAATGTGCGATAGTAACGTTATTTCCAATGACTGCTATTTGTAATACAACTAATCCAAGTTCTCCACAATCTTATGATGGGGCAATTAGTTTAATGGTTAGTGGTGGAACTCCACCATATAATATTACTTGGGAAGAAGGTGGTTCAGGTCCAACAAAAGATAATCTTGGTGTTGGAGATTACCATGCAACTATCGTTGATTTTTATGGTGATTTTACTGCAAATACAATTTGTAGTTTAACTGCAACAACAACTACATCAACAACCTCTACCTCAACAACCACATTACCTCCTTATGGTGATTTATGTATGAATTTTATAGATACTACTGGGTCAAATTATCAAACAAATCAATTCTTATTTAATGGTTATTTAAATGGATACCCTACTTGGGTATCTGATGATGACTTATATAATATATATTGGAGTACAGGTACTACAAATCAATGGTTAGTAGATGGATGGAGTGATGGTATTATATACAATTCAAATACATCAGTACCTCCATTAACGGGATGGCAATTCTTAGGTGGAAGTTATTCGGGGACATTTATTATTACGGTAACAGAAGGACTATGTATTGATAATCCTATAGTTAATATGTCAATAAGTAGTCAATCACCAACTTGTGGTAGTAATGGTAGTATTATCATAACTGCAAATGGCGGGACACCGTCATACCAATATTCAATTAATGGTGGGACTACATATCAATCGAGTCCTGTGTTTACTAATTTATCTGGTGGAATTTATTCTGTTAAAGTGAAAGACTCAAATAACATAACAACAACACAAAGTGTTACATTATTGGCTCCCCCACCTAATCAAACATATCAAATTGCTTTGGTCTCAACGGGACCTAACTCATTTAATATAAATGTGACACCTACATTACCTGTTGGTGCGTCTATCACTTTTGATTTAAAACATAATAGTGTATTTAAAGTGGCACCATCACCAACCGTAGCGGTATACAATAATGTGGTTACTCTTATTGTTAATGGGTCACCTATTACAACACCATCACCTATGTTAAGTACGAGTGTTGCGTTTAACCCTTGTGATTCAGGATCTGTTTATACAAATACTAATGTTACCACTTGGAACTCATTAACTTTTAATTCTACGACAACTGTTAGTGGTACATTTACAGACACAATAAATCCGATTACTCCTTTAGTTAATTGTTATTCGGTTAATCGAACAACTAATGTAATTATTGAGAAAGCGATCTTAAATAATTGTGAATGTTGTAATCTAACAATTAAAAATCCTGTTAAACAATTTAGTGAAACTAGGGCTTAAAAGGATAAAAAATTATAAATAAACTATTTATTGATTAAATGAGCTATATATTAAAAAATACATCAGGGTTGGTTAACACTAGGATCACTGATACAGGAAGGTTAAAGTTATCACAGGGTAATTTTAACATCTCATATTTCCAAATTGGAGATAGTGAGGTGTCATATAATGAATTGCCAAACACGTACAACCAATTTAATAGTGTTGTATTAGAACCAAGTTTTAATAGTCAAAATAGTGCGGGTTCTCCTGAATCAAACAAACAAAACATTAAGTATCCATATTTTGTGGATGTTAATAATAGTAATACTTATGGAATACCATTTATGGATTCTGTCATTGAACCTGTTTATAATAGAGCTCCATTAAGAGGATTTTTTACGGGTAATACAAGTGCAAGTACAATAAATTGGAGTGCATTTACTAGTTCCAAATATGTTGTGACATCTAACTACATAGTTGATATGTCAACGTTAAATGGATCAAATCAAATAAAAATTATTCAAGACATATGTGATCCTACTAACACTAAAAAACCTGGTGTTGGAGATTTTATTACGATTTATTATGATGGTTTAGCGAAATATGATTGTTCTTGTATTAATTTACCTACACCAACACCAACGGCAACAATAGGGACAACACCCACACTTACTAATACGCCAACTGCGTCAAATACTAATTCTGATCCATGTGCGTCACCAACTCCGACACCAACACCATCGGCAACACCTTGTTTAACACCATCTAATAGTCCTGTTTGTCCATTACCACCTGATCCGTCATGTGTTAAACCTGTTCATTCATGTTTTCCTATATTAACTTATAGAATTATTGATATATGTGAGGATAATGTAACATTAGATAGACCAACACCTAATTATGTTGGGTTAAGTACGTATTGTTTTGGTAGAGTATTGGTATACCCACCGAATATGACGACAATATATGATAGCATCACACCTCGTCCACATTGGGCGGATGATGTTATCAATTTTGAATCTATTTGTGATGTTGATCAATTTGATGTAAAAGTATGGAATATGAATATTCCGTGGACCGAGAGTCCTGCGGGGTTAAGATCTACTGAGTATGAAGATTATACTTATTTTGGTTCTATCGATTATATTGGAAGTAAAGAATATTTTGGTTACAATTCAACATCAGGTCAGACAGATACAAGTTACACATATTACTACAACTCATTTGATGAAATTGTTCAGGTTAAACCTGAAGAACAAAAAGCAATAGCGATTATACATTATACCAATCAGACTATAGATTTCTTCTACGGTGAGAAATTTGCGTTGGAACCATACAATAATTCAAATCCTGAAAACACTACAGGGCAAGCAAGAAACTTTAAATTACATATACCAACATTAATGTGGCATAAAAATCCTGAATGTTGTTATGGTCAAACATTTTGGGTTGATCCTCCGGGATTTGATGGGAAAGACTTATTCCAAGTTCAATATATTAAGTCAACTAAAAATGGTGATATGAACCAACCTGGTATTCGTTATTATCATTTATGGGACACCAATGCAAATGCAAATGGATTACCAAGTAGAGTTGGTAAAGTATTCCCTGATAGTAAATTAATTATTATTGATGATGAGGAAATAATTGCTGCGTTATCTTACAAATCAAATAGAAATTGGACTTTAACGGCACCACAAGTTTCGTTAATAACACCAAACACTTGTGGTTTAACAACTGCAACCACAGATGGTATTTTAACGGGTAATAGTGAGACTATGTACGTTACGTATAGATTAAGTAATCCTAGTAATTTTACTGATTCATTACATTGTAATTATTATTCTAAAATTGTTGGTAACAATAATAATTGTAATCCTGACACATCTAAAAATGTGGCGGTAAGATTTGGTGCAGAGTTTAAATGTTTAACCCAACCTGGTTATCTACCTGTGACGACAACAACAACTTATTCACCATTAACAACAACAACAACTTATTCACCATTAACAACAACAACAACTTATTCACCATTAACAACAACAACGACTACATTTTGTCCTACATTTTGTGAAACACCTAATGGGTTCTTTGCGACTAATTTCCAAGTTATCGCTCAAAAAGTGATTACAGGACAAAGACCTGATCCATCTAAATGGAGAATTATTGATTACACTAATTCATTATCGGGTACCACATCAAATGGGTACATTACTGAAGAAGGTTTGACAGGAACAACATTTGTTATTACTCCTGATCTTTATAATAACGCACCATACTATAACCTTAATAATTACATACCATTAACTCCACTTGGTAATACAAACCCTAAACTTAATTTTGGTGATGAGTATTTTTTCTATGGATCTTTTGAAAGTGATATTCAAGCGACAATATATGAGATGAGGTATAAAGTAAATTTAAGTTTTGCTGAATTCCAAACTACAACAAACCCAACGTGGAAGTCAGGATCCAATTCTTACATAACTGAAATTGCTTTACTTGATAGTAATAAAGATGTTATGGTAATTTCTAAGATGCAATCACCTGTGTTAAGACAAGGTATACAACAGTTTGTAGTTAAGTTAGATTTGTAAAAAACTTTAGTTTTATCTTCTTACTATTATATTATAATAAAACAATCTTTTATGAGGACACCAATGAAAAATTCACCCAAAGTATTAGGGTTAGACATTTCAACTAAAACAATAGGATGGGCACTTTTTGATATTAAAACTAAAGAGTTATTAGAATTAACTCATGTATCACCAAGACCTAAAAATAAAGATACTGAAGAAAATAAAATGTTAGAATTAATATTGAAATCTGAAGTATTCAAAACTAAATTGGAGGATTATAAAAAATTAGGTATTGTAAGTGTTATTATTGAAGAACCATTATTAAACTCTAATAATGTTTATACAATTCAAACATTATTAAGATTTAATACTTTAATTTGTAAAACAATATATGATATATTAGGAATTGTACCTGAATTCATCTCAACCTATAACTCAAGAAAATTTGCGTTTCCTGAATTAGTTCAAGAAAACGATAAAAAGAAACACGTCCTATTTGGAGGACTTCCTAAGGACATTGATAAGAAAATGATCATATGGGAGTTGGTGGCGAAAAAAGAACCTCAGATCCAATGGCAATACACTAGAAACAATACTTTAAAGAAAGAGAACTTTGACCAAACAGATGCTTATACTTGTGTATTAGGTTACATGAGAAGTAAGGAAATTTGGATTTAAGTCCATAAAAAACATACATAAATCCAAATATCGTCTTTTTAACCGATAAATACAGATATCGTCTTTTTAGACGATATTTTTTTTTGTCTTATAATTTAATTACAAATACCAGTATTGGTTATTGTGATGAAATTTGATGTTGTTGTTGGGATTGTTGATGAACATATAGTTGTTGACCCATAACCATTAACGTCTTGTGTTATTGGTGATCCTGTTGAACACAATGTGTAGGTAAAAGGACTTGGTTTAATGTAATTATTTACAACTAAATATTGGTAACAAATAGGTAGTGGGGATGAAGCCGTTGGTGTTGGGGTACTTGTTAATGTTGGTGTTGGAGTTGGGGTATTTATTATAACACATTGTGAACAAGATCCTTCCGATTTAGGGCCAAGTATTCCTGTTAATACGATAGTACTAACTCCTGAAATATCACTTACAAATCCTTCATATGTTATACAAGTTGAAATACCATTCACAAATGATTGGTACACATATTCTTCAGCTGGTGTTTCACCAAAAGGATCTAAAACAACATCAGTCGTATAATATAAGAAACCTGAAACACAGTCTTTAAAACTTTTACTACCATTACATCTGATATAATCGTCAAATGTGTTAAATACAACTGACCCATCAAAGTTACAATTATATTGTGGTGAAGCCGTTGGTGTTGGGACCATTTTACCACTTGTTGCGGTAGGGGTAGGTGTTAATACATTTACTGTTACCGATATTCCTTTACCACCACAAATTTCAGTTGCGGTAGGTGTTGGTGTTGGTGTTGGTGTTGGTGTGCCTGTTACCGTTGCCGTTGGGGTTAAAGGTAATTCACAATCAAACACCGCCTCAAAAGAAATTGGTTGACAATATTCTGTTGGGGTTGGAGTTGGTGTAGGACAAGATCCACCAGTGAAAAAATTATCACATAAGTCAGGACAATCACTATTACAAGGAGATGGGCCAAATAAAAAACATGCACCACCTAAGGAATCTGATAAACACCAACGATCATGACTTGATGAGTAATAAATGAATAAACCATTTGAAACACCACCCCAAAAAATTTGATCATCCCACGTACCACCACTTATATATGTGTCATCATAATAACTATCACCTATTGATATACAATAGGTTTCAAAAGGACATATAATTGGTGGTTCAGGGCAAATATCACAAAAATCATATTTAACACAGGTATTATCACAAGAATTATAAATATAACCTGATGAACAAGTATAACCTGAAGTTAAATATTCACCACTATTAGATTGTACTAAAGTTGCTTGGGTTTTACCTGATGATGTGAATATAATGTTAAGATCCGAATATAATGTTGCGGAATTTAATTCGGGTAATGTGTTATCATAAATTTCACAACCAAAACCACCATATAAATTATCATTTCGACCATATAATTCAATAATGTGATTACCTGAATTTAAAGTTAATGGATAAATATTCCATCTTTTATAAGACCTACCTGCGGTGTTCCAATATGTTGATAAACTAGAATCAACAATTGTGATACCATCAATTTTTAATTTGAAATCATTATCTGCTCCAATACCAATATAGTATGTTTTTGTTTCTGTAATATCAATACATTGACTAAAACCAAGCCATATATTGTATGGGGGTGCGTAAGAAGGGTAATTTACGGTCCATACACCACATCTATTTAATGGTCCATCAGTAGTATTAAGTGAGGGATTATCCCATAAAGTATTTGAAGGTAATAAAACATAATCACCCCCACTTGGGTTAGTAAAACCTGAAATGCTATAACCTGGGTCATAAATAAATGAACCATAACTACTATATTGTGAATACCCTATATCAACAAAAGATATTGGTGTTAAAGGGGCCGTTGCCGATACAACATCTAATGAATAACATTGAGTTTCACTATATGCCGAATAACTTGGTCCGCAATCCATACAACTATTTGCACAAATTGTTGTGGTTGTAGTTGTTAATGTTTCTGTTGGTGTCGGAGTTGGTGTTGGTGTTGCGGTTAAATTTGGTGTTGGTGTTGGAGTTGGACAAGGAACAATACCATCTATTTGACGACCTTTATAACTATATACATTTATCCCATCTGAATAATATGCTGGATCAGGAGGATTTATGGTACCACCCGCATTTAAAAAAAGATCGGAACCAATTACAAGAGGTGGCGTTGTAGTAAACAACTCAATGGTAAATGGTCCTGAACACAGTCCTGATGATGTTGTGCCTGATATAAAAAATCCTACTGAAATTGCCATTATATACTAATATTTTCTGTTATCACACAATCATTATCATCAATCACTTTAACCACAAAATTTGTAAATGAGGAAAAAATTGATGGAATCATAAAAGAATATGGTAAATCACCACTATTAATTGTTGACACGTATATACAAGTTGTGTACCCTGTATCACACACGTAAACATCGTAAGGTGATATTCCGGTAATAGAAGTGATTGTAATGTTTGTATCCATATATTTTTATTCTATTGTATAAATATAGGGGGAATGAAAAACTTGTGTAGTTGATTAAACGAAATAATTTATCTATATTTTAAAGGATGGAAGAAAATGATGCGATTGTTGAGTTATTGGAGGATCTTTTGGGTGACCATGGTCTACACTATCCCAATAAGGGTCAGATATCATTTAACTGCCCCGTCTGTGATGAGGGTAGAAATAAACATAATTTAGAAATAAATTACGTAAATAATGTTTATAAATGTTGGTCTTGTGGTGATATAGATGGAACACATGGATCTTTGGGTAAACTTTTTGATAAGTATGGAAACAAAAAATTAAAAAAATTATATAATGTCTTAAAACCTGAGACGGTACAACCAAGACAAAAAAGAACAAAAAAATTAACACTTCCTGAGGGATTCACCTTATTTACGGAATCAAGTCCGGTGTACCCTGTTAGAAGACAAGCATATAATTATTTAAAAAGTCGGGGAATAACGGATGAAATCATTAAGAAATATAATATTGGCTTTTGTGATCGTGGTAGTCATACAGGTCGCATTGTCGTCCCATCATACGATAGTGATGGAGAATTAAATTACTATGTTGCCCGTAGTTGGGACACAAAAAGTAAATTTAAATATAAGAACCCTGAAGCGGAGAAAGATAAAATCATCTTCAACGAAAGGTTAATAGATTGGGATAAAGACATTTATTTAGTTGAAGGAGTATTTGATGGGTTTTTCTTAGATAACTCCATTCCGATGTTAGGTAAACATATGTCGGAGATCTTATTTGAAAAAATATACATGAAATCTAAGGGAGATGTAATTATTGCTCTTGATGGTGATGCTTGGAGTAATGCGATTAAACTATATCGTGAACTTAATGGTGGTGAGTTGTATGAACGAATTAAGATTGTTCATTTACCTATGGACCAAGATGTGTGTGATTTAAGAGGAAATATAAATGAATACTTTGTAAAATTAAAAGATTAATGGATTTAAAAAAAATAGCGGAAGAGATTAGAGAAATCATCTCAGAAAAACAAAAAGAGTTCCAACTAACATTTGAGGAAGACGCTCACAAATATACAATGTTGGATATTAATGGTAAATTAAGGGATGATTTTCCTTCGGTTTCTAAAGTAATGAAATTATTCTATACTGAATTTGATTCTGAGGGAATTTCATATAGGAAAGCAAATGGTGATCCTTATGAACAACAACGATTGTTAGAGGAATGGGCAAATGCTGGAACATACTCTACAAACATGGGATCTCGTGTTCACTTCATATTAGAGAAACATACGTTGGAAGAATTCGGAATTGATAAAGAAGTACGACAACCAATTTATGAATGTGATGCAGAACAAATAATTAAAGGAGACACAATGGTTATTGCCGGTAAACGGTACATTGATTTAATAAAAGAACGTAACTGTATCTTACTTGATACGGAGATGGTTTTAGGACACCCTGAATTGGGGTACACAGGACAACCCGATAAGGTGTGGTTGATTATTGGTACAAATGGTGATCTTGGTATTTTGATTACGGATTGGAAAACAAACAAACCTAAAAACTTTGAAAAGAATAATTACACAAAACCAATGAAAAGACCATTTGAGGATTTACCCGATAATGCTCTTGGTCACTACAACACACAATTACCTTTTTATGGTAAGTTATTATTAAAGATGTTGGAGGGAACAAAATATGAGAACATAAAACTGATGGGATGTATTGTTGTGTTATTAACAGAAGATAGAGAATTTGTGGAACATAGAGTTGGAAAGAAAACTATTAATACAATTCTTGAAATGGATATGAAAAAGTATTTGACAAAATAAATAAAATAAACTATATTATCGTATGGAAAGTTCAATAGAAATGATTTGGGTTACAACAACAAGTTGGGATCACGAATTACCTTTTAAAATAAACATTAATTATATAATAAAATGAGTGATGACAATATCATAAGACCTAAGATTGATCTTAGGCAACAACCAACCATTGTTTGTGGTGAATGTGGATCAAAATTCTTCAAAGAAGTAACTATGTTAAAGAAAGTACCTAAATTATTGACAGGGAGTCCTGACGATACAATCGTACCGTTTCCGACATATATGTGTAATAATTGTGGATTCGTAAATGAAGAGTTTTTAATTTTTGAATAATGGAAATAGGTAAAATGACTATAAGTGAGGCTTACCCACACCTTAAAAGTGTGGCTTTAGCTTATGGACTAAATTTAAATAGGGTAAGAGAATTTAGATTTGCAAGACTTATCTTGGTAAACCTTTATAATAGAGAATTAGTATGACACATAAAGAATTTTACGTTTGGTTAGATGGTTTTATGACCAACAGAGATTGGACGACAATTAAACAGGTCGATATTGAATCAATCCAAAATAAAATGAAAGAGGTTAAGGATGATTTACCATCATTAGGTGGAAAAACACGACCTGATTGGATGATACCAATTCCTGTTAATCCATTACCAAATAATACCGATCCATATAAACCACCATATGAAGTTTATTGTGGAACAAAATAAAAATTAAACGATACAATATGAAATTAAAAGAATTTTTGGAAGTTGCATTAATAAGTAAAAGAGACAATCCAAATTTAACCAACGAAAAATTTGTTGATGACACTTGTTTTTATGGTGATGAATTGAATAAATATAAAAACATCATTAAAGAATGTGATGAATTTACTAAATGTGATTCATTAGAAATTTTAACAATGCCGTTGGTTAAAGGTAAAAATGGTGAAATTTACACACCTAACACAATTAAATTGTCTGATTTAATGGAATTTAAAGGTAGATGTTATCTATTATCATTGGCACTAACACCTGAAATGTATGATCCAAGTCAATTGATTAAACCCGTTAAGAATGGTGCCGCTATGGGACCAACAATTTATGACCCAATGACATTTGAACCAAGAAAACATATTTTACTAACTTGGTCACCCGAAATGGCTCAAGATTTATTTGAAGGTACTAATAATGAAAAAACATTGAGAAATGACATTCATAAGTTATTGGATGATGTTTTGGATAATCCAGAAGAATACAAAACTAAAGGGTTTAGAGGTATTTTGGTTAGAGGTTTATTTGAGGTTATTGACAATAATGATGGTAGTGAAGTAATTAAAAAAGATTACGATATTGATGTGACAAATCAATCACCTGCAGATGTTGGTTATTTGGTGTACTATTTTCAACAAAATGTAAGTAAACATGGAGAAATTAATTTAGAGTTAAAACAAAAAGTAATTCCGCCACATTTAAAAGATAAATTTATTGATGAAGTTGGTACTGACCCTAAGTTAATTACTGAGGAATTGATTGATGATTTTATGGAGTTTAATAATGTACCAAAACCTTGGGATATGAATAGGTTAAAGGATATTTTGAAGAAAAATAAAGACGTTGAGGACAGAGTTAGTTCTATGGAAAAAAAAGATAGTGAAGTAAGAAAATTGATTATGGAACTTAAAAAAGTAAGTAAAAGATGAATAAGAAAATGATGAAATTAGTATTTAATACAACTGAAAAAACGGTAGTCCTTTATTCTGAATTAGATAATGACACTATTTTGTTAAAAGTTAATGAAACTCCAACAGTAAAAGTTTGTCCTGAAGGTTTTTATGAAGTTTTTGTAAGGGATCCTAAAAATGGACACGGAAGACCTAAAGTTAGAATCCCAATTAATGAAGTAATAATGTTCATTGAAGATTAATATGGTTAAAAAAATAATACACTTTTCTGATTTACATATCAGATTATATAAAGATCACGATTTATACCGTTCAATTTTAGAAAAGGCAATTGAACAATGGAGAGAATTGGAACCTGATCGTATTGTATTTACGGGAGATTTAGTTCACTCTAAAAACCAAATGACACCTGAACTTATTGAGTTCGTTGCTTGGATTTTAACGGAATGTTCTTTTATTGCCAAGACAATTATAATTCCTGGTAACCACGACTTTTTAGTGAATAATACTGATAGGTTAGATGCTTTATCTCCGATTATCAACTCATTGAATAGTAAAAATATTGTCTATTATAAAGACAGAGGTGTTTATGAAGATGACAATATTAGTTGGTGTGTATATTCACAATATCAAGGAAATATTCCTCCTGACATTATTGAAGGTAAAGGTAGAAAAATTGGGTTATTTCACGGACCTATTAATGGATTAAAAACTGATCTTGGATTTGAGTTTGGTGAGGAGGCATATGAGATTGAAAAGTTTGATGGGTTGGAAACTGTTTTATGTGGTGACATTCACAAACGAGCTGAGTTTCAAATTAAAGAGGGGAAAGGATATATGATTGGATCAACCATTCAAAATAACATTGGTGAAAGTATAGGTAGACACGGATATGGTATATACGATGTTGAAACAAAGGAATATGATTATGTTGATTTACCTAATCCAAAACCATTTTTGAAGTTTTCCATTAAATCATTTGAAGATATTGAGAATGGAACAGAAAGACTCCAAAATATTTAATAAATCAATAATGCAGGCAGTGTCTGCATTTTGTGATGCAAACAATATTGAGGACAAGGACGACTTCATTTACCTTTGTTTCAAACAGGGGTTTGACATTAAGAAGTTTGGTTTTTTGGGAGAAACACTTAATGAAGGTGAAAAAGACTTAAAAACGGACGGGATTGGTGAAAAACGTGTGGAAATTGAGGTAATCCGAGAAATACGTGTGGAAGTCCCTGTTGAAGTAATCAAAGAAGTAGAAAAAATAGTTGAGGTTCCTGTTGAAGTAATCAAAGAAGTTCCAGTTGAGAAAGTTGTCACAAAAGTTGAATATATTTGTGACAAAGATTCTGAAAATGAACTGTTCGGAAAAATCGAACAGTTGGAAAAAGAAATATCTAAAAAAGATGAAAAGTTAGACGAACTTAGACGTAATTTAGACATTGTTTTAGACAAACCACCTGTTGAAATTGAAAAAATAGTGGAGGTTGAAAAGATTATTGAGGTGGATAAATCAAGTGAAAAATTAAAAATGATGTCAACGACTTTACAGAATCTAAGAAATGACTTATCCTTGAAAAACGAAAGAATAACTGAATTAGAAAAAATAAACCAGGAACTACAAAGAACGGCAAATCTACAAAGTGCCACTTATATGAAAGGTTCCAATTTAAATAGTAGAATATGATACAATTAATAATGTTTATGATTGTGGCTTACGGAATGACCACAATCTTAGTGTACGGATCCATCTTTAATGGATTAAGAAATAAAATTAAAATTGCGGGTAGTGAGGACGGATATCGATTAACTAGACCAACGTTCAAGTTCATATCGGATTTGATATCTTGTATGTTATGTACAGGGACTTGGGTTGGTTTTATATTATCTTTATTATATTTTTCACCGTCTCATGAATTCATTGGACTTAATAAGTTTTTATCCGTATTCTTTGATGGTATGTTGTCCGCAGGATCAGTATGGGCAATCAATGGTATAATCGAATGGTTTGAGGAAAATAGACCGAATAATAATTAAAAACAAATATAAAAATGGGAAAAAGGGCAAAAGAACACAGAGCAAAAGTTGCAAAAAGAAATAAACGTATCGCTCAGGAAAAATCAGGAATGCAAAAAGCGTTTGATAAGTTAATGGAGGAACAAATAGAAAAATTAAAAAATGGTGATGGTTTAGATGTGAATTTATCCGGTGATACGGTACCATTTGAAGTTTTTGAAAAAGAACATTTAGATTCAATTGTTAATTTTAAAGAAAACCACCCTGAATTAATTATGGGTAATGATGAGGAATTACCTATTAATGTTGGCACGACAGAAGAAGAACAAAAATAATGAATGGACCTGTTCAACCCACCAAAATTATTTAATTACAATATAATGATAAAAGATTTAGACTTTTCAAAGTACGAGAACCCAACAATACAAGTTGTGTGGGAAGATCTACAAGAAAATTTCACACAAGATAAGATTAAGAGTGTTAAACATTATTTCCAAAAGAAATATAACACTACCAATGTGAATGTATTAACAAAGGTTAAAAACGTTGACACAGATACAATGCAAAGCGTTGATGTGTCCGTTAACGTAACTGATGTTAATTATCAACTTGATCTATTAAAGAAATTTTTGGAGTCTAAAGGGTACACAAACTATTCTGAAGATATCTTAGGTATTAACAGAATGGTTGAGAACCGAATGAAAGAGGATGAAACTGAAACAACACAATTCAAAAAGTGGTATATCAGAAACATCGAGTTTTCTAACTTCTTATCGTATGGTGAGAACCAAAGAATGGATTTTGATAAATGTAACGGAGTCGTTGTCGTTGAATCAGATCCGCCTAACTTTGGTGGGAAGACCGTTCTTTCTGTGGATTTATTGTTGTTTTTATTTTTTAATGAGACAACAAAGACTACAAAGGCTGAAGAAATCTTTAATCGATTTACCGATAAAGACTCGGTAGTTGTTAAAGGTGAAGTCACAATTGATGGTGAAGATTACATTATCCTTAGAAAGATCGAAAGAAAACTTTCTAAAAAAGGAGAATGGAATGTAAAAACAGAATTGGACTTTTTTAAAAAAATGTCTGATGGTAGTTTACAGAATTTCACGGGGGAACAAAGAAGGGAAACTGAAGCGTTCATTAAAAATTCCATTGGGACCAAAGAAGATTTCTTAATGACCATACTTACAACCGCAACTAATCTTGAGGAGTTATTGGAGTCAAAACCAACCGCAAGAGGACAGGTGTTGTCAAGATTTATGGGACTTGAGTTTTTAAAACGGAAAGAGGAAGTTGGTAAAGAGATTTATTCTGAATTTAATAAATCAAAGATGTCTAACATTTATAATTCGGAAGAATTAAAAACGGACAACGAATCTTTAACAACAAAAATCGGTGAATTAAATGATCAAATTGATTCGACCAAATTGGAACTTAACGATATTGATGATAAAATTGTTAAGGGAAAAGAGTATCGTGATGATATGTTGAAGAAGAAACACGGAGACATTGATAAGGAAATCAGTTTGATGAACCCGATTAAGACTCAAGAAGAAATCGATGGTTTTGGTAGAGAGAAAACAACGTTCCAACAAAAGTTAGATGAACTTAAAGTTGTTGAACCAAAGGAATTTTATCATGAAGATGATCACGATAAAATTAAAGAGGAATACAATGACGTGTTCAAATCTAAAATTGAACTTGAAACACAGATCAAAGAAATTGAGAAATTGAAGAGTTCTGTGAGTGATGGTATTAAATGTGAACATTGTGGAATTGAGTTAATGAACGCATCAATTACCCAGCAAAAAATTGCGGAACTTGATGGTTATATCATGCATAAAGACCAAAAAGTGGGGTTAATGAAGGATTTAACCATCAAAGAGCAGGCATTTGTACAACTTAAAAAAGACTTTGACGAGTATGAAAAAAACAAACTAATCAAAGAAAAATACGAATTAAGTATTGAAAGTTGTGATTTGAAGATTGGGTCTTTAAAAGGTAAGTTGGATCGTTGGGGTGATGTTCAAGATAAGATTAAAGAGAATACTCAGATCGATTCAATGTTGATTAAGGCTGACTTAAGGTTAGATGAACTTGAACACCTAAAGAAACAAAAAAACACCATCATTACAAATAATGAATATCAAATCAAAACTTGTAATGATAAAATTGATAACAATAAAAAGTTAATTGTTAAGATCAAAGAGGAGGAGGAGAAGGAAAGAATTTATAAAATATACATGGAGGCCTTTGGTAAGAACGGACTATCAAAAATTATTATGAAAACAATGATGCCTTTAATTAATTCTGAGTTGCAAAGATTGATGGAGGATAGTTGTTACTTCAAATTGGAAATTAGGATTAACGATAAGAACGAAGTTGAATTCTTAATGATTGATAATAGTAGTGGTATTGAAAAATTAATGGTGTCAGGATCTGGTTACGAAAGAACAATTGCGTCACTAGCGTTAAGATCGGTATTGAGTAAGGTATGTTCATTACCAAAACCAAACATAGTTGTTTTTGATGAGGTTTTTGGTAAAATTAGTAATGATAACTTAGAAATGGTATCTGAGTTCTTTATTAAGATTAAAGATTATTTTGAAAAAATCTTTGTTATAACCCATAACCCAATGGTTAGTCAATGGGCAGACACTATCGTTAAGATCAAAAAAGAAAATAATATTTCGAAAGTGTTGTAGGAATAGGATTTTATCTGTATATTTGTAGAACAATTAAAATTAAGATATGAATTACTTACTTTTTGTATACCACAATGAAGATATGAAAACCCCCGATGTAACAACTGAAAACATTGGGGCTGAGTTATCAAAGATTATGTCATCAAATCAAGTTAAATATATGTTTGGTGATAAACACGCAATTTACCACTTTGCAAGTGATTTCTCGGTTGATGAGATTGATGACTTTTTATGTTTAGTGTCCGCCGAATACAGTAATTTTAATTATTTATTAAATCAAAAGACTAAAAATATCGCATCTAACTTTGATCAAGACAACTTATTACATTTACTTACGTTAAGGAATACTAATAAGAAAAAACAAACACCACCAAAAAAGATTGAGTTCAACTTGGAAACTGAGGGTGGAGAAGAATTCAATCGTATATCAGATACGATAATGAAATTTTTACCCAAAAAAGAATGTGAATTGACAATGGACGAACTTTTGGATAAAATCACTTCACAAGGTATAGATTCATTAACTAAAGAAGAAAAAAGTAAATTAGACGAATATTCAAAAAACTATTAATTAAAAATATGAAAGACAAAAACCTAGGGATTCCAATTAATCAAGAAGAGATTCAACACTATCTGAAAGATATTCGTAGAATAAAAGTAATGACACCTGACAGAGAGAAAGAACTTGCTCTTAAGATGAAGTCTGAGGACACTTCAAAACGTGAGAGAGAACAAATTGAGTCTGAGTTATTAGTTGGTAATTTACGTTTTGTTATTACGGTGGCAAAACAGTATCAAAATCAAGGTTTAGATTTATCTGATCTTATTGCTGAGGGTAATTTAGGTTTGATGAAAGCGATTAAACATTTTGATTGGCATAAAGATTTACGTTTTATATCATATGCGGTTTGGTGGGTTAAACAATCGATCATACAGTCACTAAATGATAATTCAAGAACAATTAGACTCCCTGTTAATGTTGTTCAGGACTTACATAAGGCTAAGAAAGAAATTGAGATCACAGGTAAAGAATTAGAGTCTAAGTTTACTTCATTACCATCAATGATTGATTTGGACATGACAATCAATGAAGAAGGTGATACGTTGGTTGATATGATTGCAAACCCTGACGCACTTGCTCCTGATGCAGGATTTAACACCAAAGACATTTTGAAAGACAAATTATTATCTTTATTGAATGTGTTAGATGACAGAGAGAAAGTGATCATTGAGGATTACTTCGGGTTAAGTGGAACACCAAGAACACTTGAAGATATTGGGGGTGACTTTGGTTTAACTAAAGAACGAGTTAGACAGATCAAGGAAAGAGCCCTTAGAAGATTGAGAAATGAAAGTTCAGAACTATTTGATTACTTATAAAAAATAAAAAACATGGGAAGTGTAATTGATTATATTGAATGTCCAAATTGTAAACAAGAGGCGTTTAGCGACTTTTATTATAAAACGGGGGAAGATTATGTGAATTGTAATAATTGTGGATACCATTATTCTCAAACATTAAAAAGAGATGAGAATGGGAAATTTATAACTGAAGATGGTACTGAAAATTATAAATTTGACAATCTTATATATGAAGTTTCGGAACTTAAAAATCCATTTGGTTCTTACCGTTTAAAAGTTTATCAATCACCCGCAAATCAATGTGGGTCATTTGAAAATGAGGACCAATACAATGAATTCAAAAAAAATATTGAAGATGATGTTGAAATTGAGTTCTGTTCTGTGTCAAGATTAGTTGATGGTGAGATCAAAGTTGAAATGTTAATTGATAATGGACCTAAGGTTGATTCTGCGGGTTTTACACACGAAGATAATTTTATTTAAAAAAGATTTTGTGGGTTGGGATAAATGTTATATATTTGTAGAACAAAACAAAACAACTATGACAAACACAGAGACAATCAAGAACGTAGGGTTATCAATTGACAAAGGTACATGGGAAGGTGCCAAATGGACATTAACAGGTTACCCAAACAAAAACACATTCCGTAATTGGGATAGTGCGTATGACTTTGAAAGTTTTGTTAAAAACACATTAAAGATTAATGGTGATTTTGATTCTGAAAGTTGTCAGTTCTATGTGTACTTCGATACCAAACAAAAAGCGACCGCAGCTTTGAACAAAATTGAAAAACATTTTAAAAAAGTTGGTGAATTGTTAGGTTTGTAAGTAAAAAAGATATATATTTGTAAGACAAACGAAAAGGGTTGAACCGAGATTACCCTTACAACTCGGCGGAATGAGACACGATGTTCTCTAGGTGAAAATCCTCAATCTTGTCCTGGCGATAAGATGAAACTACACTCCCCTCTTGGTACCAAGGGGGGTTTTATTTTTATACCCAAATTACAATTTGGTTCTTACCAACTCTAAATGGATTTTCTCTTGATTCTCTAAATACGGTAAACACTCGTAAGATCCAATTTGTACCTGACACATGGATGGGGTCTAAAGGAATGGCTAATTCCCATTTTTCTGACTTTATCACAAAACGTTCACCTTCCTTTATTTCACGGTTAATTATTTTTTCAGCTATTTCAGTTTTAGCCATCATTATAATCTCTCTGATCTCCCTACTTTCTATAGGTCTTTGATTGTATCCAGTATTTTCTAATTCAGGCCGTGTGGATCTTTCATAGGTGTGAGGTATACGATCCACTTCTAAATTAAATGTAACTTCAATAGTAGTAACTATCTGTGCAATCTTCTTTTCTAAGATTAAAACTTTACGTATTGATTCTCTAAGTAATGACATAATTATATAAATACCTTATATTGATATTTATAAATACATAACAATTACTATGAAAGAAAAATTTTTACCTTGGTTTTTATTATTTTGTGCTCTTGGGTTATCAGGAACCGCAGCCTATTACAGTGTGGTGGGGTTATCAGTTGTGTTTGTTGGTGTTGCGTTACCTGTAATTATTATGGGTTCATTTCTTGAGATATCTAAGATTGCGATTGCAACATACTTACACGACAAGTGGAAAGAAACATACGGAGTGTTAAAAGTATATCTTACAATTGCTCTTGTGACGTTATCGTTAATTACTTCACTTGGGATCTATGGGTTATTAAGCACTGGGTTTCAAGGGAATATTGCAAAACTTGAGATTGGTCAGAAAAAAATAGCAAACATAGAAGTTAAGAAGACAAGATTCACAGAAATAAAAGATGAGTTACAAAAAGAAAAAGACCTTTTAGACAAAGATATTTCAAAGTTAAGAGATGGTTTATCTAACAATACTACAACACAAACTGTTGATAGAAAAACAGGTCAATTAATTACAAGGGCAAATAATGCTAACCGTAAATCATTTGAAGATCAATTAAAAATGACCACAGAGAATAGGGATAAGGTATCAACTCGTATTGATGGTATGAATGATAGTATTACAAGATTAGATATTGAGATACTTGATATGGAATCTGCGGAGTTGGAAGGTACCGAATTAGGATCTATTAAATATATTAGTGAGATTTCAGGGTGGGATGTTAAGAAGGTGGCGAACCTTTTTATTTTACTTTTAATTTTTGTATTTGATCCATTGGCAATTACTTTAGTTATTGCAACTAACCAAGCATTTAAAAAAAATAAAAAAGGAAGTATTACCCCCCAAGTTACCCCCCAAGTTACCCCCCAAGTTACCCCCCAAGTACCGACCAAGTACCGACCAAGTACCGACCAAGTAAAAAAAGTATGGGAAAGGGTTAAAAAACTAAGAGAAGAAGGTAAATTATCTCCTGAATCACATGATGATGAACCTTCTGCATTAGCATTTACACCATATTATATAGAGGAGGAGGAAGAAAAAATTGTTGAAGCACCTATAGTACAAAGAGAACCTTTAACCATTAGTGTTGAAAAAAGTTGGGAGCCGTTATCTGATGATGATTTATTTGAGAATCAAGAATACTATATGAAAAGTAATGGTACTGGAGATGAGTCGATAACTACAACAACTACTGATGATGGTATTAAGAGATTAGTATATAAAAAAAATGATGAATGATGAAGATATCATAAAATTCGGGGACTTCAATTATGAAGGCGAGGAGAAAGGTAAAACTCAAATAATTTTATCTCACACCTCAAGATTTGCGGTGGACTACATTAATGGTCTAAAGTATCGTTATGGAAAAAAATATAACAAAGTACCAAACTACATAGTTACCCGTGATGGTAAGATCATAGAGCTATTAGAACCAAAAAAATATTCTAAGTATATAAAAGATGAGAACATATCTAAGAAGTCAATTACGGTTTCTTTGGAAAATTTAGGTTGGTTAGAAAAAGAACCATTAAAAAATAGATACATTAACTGGATTGGTAATATTTATAATGGAAAGGCTTTTGAGCGTAAGTGGAGGGATTATTTTTTATGGCAACCTTATACTGAAGTTCAAATTGATAGTACCATACTAATATGTAAAAAACTAATGGAAGATTTTAACATTAGTAAAAAATGTGTGGGACATAACACTAAAGTAAATGGTGTGAATCAATTTGATGGTATTGTTACCAGAAGCAATTACACCACAGATGTTACGGATCTAAGTCCGGCATTTGATTTTGATTATTTTAAAAAAAATATAGAAGATGAATAGACACGATGAAATAAAAAATTTAATAGAGGCATCTAAAAAATTATTAAATAAAAATTTAATTACTGAGGATATTAATCATATCAGAAAAAATCACGGATTAATATTGGAACAAGGTGAGGAAGGACCAACCGAAGATCAACCTAAAGAATATGAGACTGCGGAACCTGAGGAAACTGATGGTAATAAAGAAGATGATGTTGTAAAAACTGACAAGTCAAAGGGTTATAGAATATCTGGTGGTATTATTGTTATTCATGGTAAAGATAAATCAGACCTACAATTAACTACTGATGATAAGAAAGCGTTCCAAGAAACTATGGATGATTTTGTTACTGAGGTATCTGAAATTGTAGACTTTAATAAATTAAACCTATATTCAAACAATGTTGAGTGGTCAGGTAAGATTACTGAATTGGATGTTGAGTTTTTCTATTCAATTGGAGAAACAAATGGTATATACATAAACGGTACAATGACTAAGATTGATGACGATTATTTAGAATTCTTAAATAAGTTGAAACAATACTATGAGAAATTCAAATCTAAGTGGTCTAAAGTAATTGCATCAAGAAAGAAAACTCCTGAGTCATGAAAAAGTTCTTAAATGATAATTTCAAGTATATTTTAATTGTTGTTGGGTCAATAATAGTATATCTATTCATATTAGATTTAATGACACCATCAAATGGTATGACTAAAGAAGATCTAAAGAAAATAGAACAAATAGATAAAGACATTAATTTGTTGATTGAAAGTCAAAAGAAATTAGATGAATCAATTAATGAATATAAAAAAGAGATTGAAAAAATTGATTCAACAATATCTAACATTAAAGTTAAGAAGGAAGTGGTAAATAATTACTACGAACAAAAAGGGAAAGAGATTAAAGATGCTAATGCTAAACAAGTTGATAGTTTATTAAGATCAAGATATAAATTTTAAGTATGAAAAATATAATATCAATGTTATTTCTTTTGGTGTCATTGACATCATTTAGTCAAATTAAAAAAGTTGACACAACTGAAATATGTTTACCTTATAGTGTTGGTAAACAAATTATGTTGGATCTAAATAGATTAGATTCCACAACGGCAATCCTTAAATTAACTGAAACTGAAGTTATTGAATTAAATAAAAAAATAGATGCTCAACAAGGAATTATTGGGAATTTAGAAGATAAAGTTAAGATGAGTGATACAATAATTCAAAAAACAAATGAGAAATTTGATATCGTTGATAAAATAAATAAAAATTTAGTTACCGATAACAAAAAATTAAGAAGAAAGAATGTAATTATAGAAATAGTCTCAGGCATTTTAATTGGAGCATTAACCTATCAAGTAGTAACACAATAATGGCATTATCGCAAACAGATAAAAAAGAAATTGAAACTTTAATTAGAAAAGAAATGAAAGATTTCTTGGGATCTACTACTGCCAAACAATTTGAAGATAAATTAATTGCTAAAGTCTCTAAAGACATAAAAAGAGGTAAACTAGAAGGTGATATTAAAGATATAGTTGTGAAATCATTCAGAGAATTTTTCACAATGATGTTCCACCAAAGAAGTTTCTGGGAATCTAAATTTAGAAGTTCATAATGGATGAGATAACTGCAAAAATTAAAGATATGATATCTAGTCAGACTTCGGGTAATGCTGAGGCTAGAACAAATGCTTTGAAAGGTCTTAAAGATGTTAAAGAAAATGATGAGGGGGAAAAAAGAGATGCTCCACAAGATTATTTAAAAGACTCTAATGGGTTAAAATTGGTTTTTGAATTGGCAAAACAAAAAAAAACTAATAAGACAACAATAAGAAGAGAGATAAAAAAATTATTAAAAAATCCTGAAGAGATTAATGATTTTTTAAATTCAATACTTTCATTCGTTAAATCTAAAAAAGGTAACGATAAAGAAGAAACAAAAGAAATGACAGGGTCAGGTAGTGCGGGTGGTTATTCGGCTCCATTATTTGGTCGTGAAATGAAAGAAAGTGTTTGTAAGATTTGTGGTATGAAAAACTGCAAATGTCAGGACAAAAAACATGGTAATACACCAAGAAGAGAAACAAAAGAAGCCACAGGATCGGCATCATCGGGTCAATACTCAGGACCCTCGGTATGGGCAAAGTCAACCAACAAAAAAGATTGGGGAACAAAACGTAAAACACAAATACCTGGAGGTAAGTTTGTTCAAGTTAAGAAAAAGTGTAAAAAGTTTCCTTATTGTAATCAGGGGGATATTAACGCACTTAGAATCTTTGAAAACGAGACTCTTTCAAAAGTAATAAACGATTTATCAGATAGATACCAAATTCATGAAGATTTCATAAAAGAAATAATCTTCAATGAGATGTCAAAAAGGAATTTAATGTGATATTTATTAAATAAAAATAACTATGAACAATTATTTAAAAAATAAAATTCAAAAACTTATCAACGAAACTTTAGAAGATAAGGCAAATGAAGTTATGGGAAAATTAAAATTTAACAAACCTGGCAGTTCTTTTGACTACGTTGAAGAAGCTGAATGCTCAGAATGTGGTGGAATGGTTAGAGAAGGTGAATGTTCCGAATGTGGATATATGTCCGAAGGTGACTCACAAGAATGTAATGAATGTGGTGGTGAAATGAGAGAAGGTGAATGTTCTGAATGTGGTGGAGAAATGAAAGAAGATGACGAAATGGATTTTAAAACACCTATGAGAGATGCCATTAGATCTCATAAAGGTAAATTTAGAACTCCTATGAGAGATGCTATCAGAGCTAATAAAGGTAAATTTAAAACTCCTATGAGAGATGCTATGGGTATGAGATCTCGTGAAGACAGACATAAAGATGTTGAAGATGACATGAACGAAGGTGTTTACCACGAAATGAGAGAAGATGATGCTGAATCAAGAAATACCCATAACCGAACAAAAGATGATGAAATTATTCATAATTGGTTAGATAACGGAAAACATACTTTAAAAGGAAAACGTGATGGTGAAAAATTTAAGGCACACTCATACGAAACAGATTCAACGGACGATAAAACAAAAGAATGGTATCAAGGTCATTTTGATAAAATCAAAAATATGTCACATGAATATGAAAGTGATGACGATAGTTTTTTTCTTCCTGGATTTGGTGAAATATCAACTTATGCGTCCGATGAAGGTGAGTTGGATGAAAAATTTTACGGAAATCAACGCAGATTGGATAAAAATAAAAATGGAAGATTGGATTCGCAGGACTTCAAAATGTTAAGAAAAAAAGAAGATGTAAATGAAAATGTGTTCTATGAATTAACAACCGCAGTAAATGGTAAAAGAGAAAAACTTTTATTTAATGAAAACCAGTTTGAAGAAATGATTGAAAATATTGTTTTAAAAGAAGAAGGTAAATTCAATAAAGGTAAGACACCGGCTGGATATGCTGAATATGAAAGATCTATTAAAACGTCAAAAAAAAATGAAGAAGGTTATATGAAAGATTTGACCAAAAAAATGAAAGATTATTTGAAAGACGGATCTAAAGGTGAATATGAAATGTCACCAAAACATTTTCCAAAAGGAAATGGTGAATTGGCTAAAATGGATAAAAAAGCTTATGTTGCTTCAGGAGCAATTGAAGATTATATTGATAACTTCACTGCTGCTGGTTTAGAAAACTTAGATTACGATGAAATACATCCTGATGAAGATTGGGTAACTGACAACGTAGTTGGGTCTTCAAGAACGGGTAATAATCCTGAATGGGCAAACGCAGTTGAGACACCAAATAATGAGAAGAGAAATAAGATTAGAAAAGATAATTTATTGGCTAAAATTAAACGTAAGGCTTACAATAAAGCACCTCAACCTGTCGTAACTGACAAATCAGGTGAAAATGAGGGAGATAAAATTATGACTAAGTTAGAATCTATTGATGAAAAGAAAAAACAAAAAATCAATGAGGATTTTACACGTATTATGAATTTAATGTCTTATAAGAAAAACACTCAATAATTTACAATTACATAATTAGGTATTATCATTGTCCATAGGTATTAATCTATGGACAATTTTTTTAACTACATATCAAAACAATTAAAACAGGAGGATATTGAGATTTGGTTTAACATCAACAATATCATTCCTGAGAAGATGGAATTATATTATGATTTCTCTATATCCATACATAAATTAATTTTAGAGACTTATCTTGGTGATGACGATGGTTTTAATGAAACCAAAGTATTGATGACCGAAGAGGATAAGAATAAACACTTTGATTGGTGTTGGGACAAAACAATAGATAGTTTTAATTTGGAAAACATAACCTTCAACAAACGGGGGGATCATTATGATCACTTTCAATCATTTTTTTCTGAAATATATTATAATCAGGTTGATAAAAAAATTAAAGATTCTATTAATGTTTTCTTTAGAGATGTGTTTGACTTAGATAAACCATTCACCCAATCTGATTTAGATATGATACTTAATATTTACAGAAGTTTGGATAAAAATTTGGTATTATAGTATTTACTATGGTAAATTAGTGAGGTATAATTAAATTACATAAACAATAAAATACATTTAAAAAATGGAAACGTTAGAACAAATTAAAACATTAGTTGAACTATTAAGTGCTGACACAACTAAATTTTTTGCAGGAAATAAAAGTGCAGGAACAAGAGCAAGAAAAACATCTCAAGAATTAAAAGCTTTATTGCAAACATTAAGAGGTGAAATCTTAGATTCTAAGAAAAATGACTAATATTGATAGTTTATATCTATTTATGTTCATTTTTTCAGCTCTGTCAGTTTTTAGAGTTGTTGTAAAATTTATATTTTCCCTATTACAAACTTTACCTGAAAGATTGGTGATGAGTAATAGGGAAATATTATTCCAAGGTATTTCATTGTCTTATGTTATAACTTACACAATACAAAATTTTTTATGAGTTTTTTTACTGAATTTAATACTTTATCACCATACTTACAATCCGTAAGAAAGTTGAAAACATATCTTTCATTTGACATACATTTTCCTAACACATGGAAAATACCAAAAAAGTTTGTTGATGAAGAAACGTTATTAGAAAATGAATCTACTGAAACAGGTAAAAGATTCTTTTCATTTGTTAGTACCTTTAATGAAGAAGAGGTTGAAAAAATTTTTAACAATCTCAGAAACATTATTAAATATAATAAAGAAAGAGAGGAAAAGGATAAACTGTTCCAAACCAAAGTTAATGAGTTAAAATCTATTTTTGAAAAACAAAATTTAGATAATCTACAAGCATTAAAATTTGAAATTTCCGATGATCAAAAAATTGAATTAGAAGATGGAGAAGAAAATACAGACCCAGTTAGAAACTCAAATTGAGTGGTTGAATAATGAATTGGAGAAAGATAGGTTAGAGGTTGAAATAAATAAAAGTAAGTATATCAACCAAATCAAACAATTAAAGAAAGAAGACATTGTAAAAGTCAATGTTGAGAAAATGACATTATGGAAGAGAATAAAGAAAGTATTGTTGGGGTAATGGAAAAATTGGCAATGATTACAGATGCCACCCAATCTTTATTTCCAAATGGTAAAACGGCAATAGTGTTTGAATTACCGGAAGTTGATTTTAAAGAAGTCCAAAAAAACTTTAGAGAAATTGATAGTAACTATACTAAATTTAAAATTGATCTTTCAGGTGTTGAGGTAATTTTCATATTAGAAAATTCATATGAAGAAGAAAAACCAATTGAAGAACCAATTGAAGAACCTATTGTTGTTAAAAAAGAAGGTTTTATTAAAAGATTATTAAAAAATTATTTAAAATAATTATCTTTTATATGTTGTATAAGTCCTATACAACTTTGATTTAGGGATCCCCCCTTTTTCTAAAATATCATAAATGTATTTCTTTTGTGACTTACTTGAGTCAGGAACCAATATACAATCCATTCTATTTTTATCCTGTAGAAATTTACCTAATACGTCAAGGAACCTACCAGATTCATTAACAGACTTCAAAGAGAAACAATTAAACTTATCGTCATTTTGAACCACAATCTTATTGTTAATTTTAGATACAAGTTTCAACCCATCTTTAGGTAGATAGGTTTTAACAAACTTATCAAATGAAATTTTAGATGAGGTTTGTATATCGTAAATTAATTCCTCCATTAATAATTCAGAAACAGAAAGTATTGTATAATCACTATTATCCAAGTCCACTTTTATTTGGCGACCTAGTTCATCTTTAATAAAGTAGGAATCAAAATTTTTAGAATACTTTTCAAGTAAACCAATTTCAAATGAACAGGATTTACCGTTTTCAAATAAGGTGTTGAATCTAATGTCTTTATTACCTACTATTTTACCATCGTAGAACTTTTTAGCGTTCTCGTAAGTCTTAAACGACTTTATTATTTTTTTTCTTTCTTTATTTTTGAATAGTACGATTAAATAGTTCATAATATTGATCACTCTTTAATTAAGTATATTAATTTTTTTTTATAAATGAATAATGATAACTATTATGAGGTTTTAGGTGTTGATGAAAAGGCGACGCAAGAAGACATTAAGAAGGCGTATAGAAACCTAGCCAAAGAAAATCATCCAGATAAAGGTGGGGATGGTGAGATGTTTAAAAAGATCTCAGCCGCTTATGATACGATTGGAGACGAAAGTAAACGAAAACAATACGATAATCAACGGAATAACCCATTTGGTGGTAATTTTGCCGATATGTTTCATTCGTTCAATCAACAACGACAAAGACAGGATAATCACAGTAGTGTTATAACGGTTAACATAGGTGTGTTGGATTCATTTTTAAGTAGAAACAAACAAATAACATATAAGAGAAAAACTAATTGTAATTCTTGTGGTGGTACGGGAGGTGAAAAGAAAGTATGTACAACCTGTGACGGTGTTGGTAGTGTAATGAGACAAGTGGGTACAGGTATGTTTATACAAGTTGTTAATATGAGTTGTGATACTTGTTCTGGTACAGGTAAAATCACCATAAATGCTTGTTATGCTTGTAATGGATCAGAGACTAAAGATGAAATGAAAACAGTTGAAGTTAAAATACCACATGGGATTGAGGATGGTCAGTTCATAAAAATGTCAGGTGTTGGTGATTTTAGAAGTGGTAGGTTCGGGGATTTGGTAATAAGGATTAATTTAGTGGAAGAAAATGGTTTCTTTAAGAATGGTCCACATTTAATATATAATTCTTACTTGAACTATGAAGATCTTATGAAAGAGGATATCAACATACCTCATCCTGATGGTGAATTAAATATTAAATTACCTAAATTTTTTGATTCCTCAAAACCTTTGAGAGTTAAAGGTAAAGGGTTTAGAGCAGGACAAATTGGTGATCTTTTAATTAATCAGATTGTTAGGTTTGATAGACCTTAAAATAAAGACATAATGTCTTTATATAAGGAAACCGCCCCATATATTGATAATGCAAACATGATACCACCGGTAATAAAAACAAATTTTTGTGTTTTCCCTGTGGTTTGATTACATTTTCTACAACCTGTAACTTGGGTTGCTTCTGTTTTGTTGTATGTTTCTTCTTCCATAATGTTTTCTTATAATAATAATTATACTACTAAACATTTTATAAGTGAAGAATTTTTGAATTGACATATGATTATAAAATAACTATATTTTGAATAAAAACTATGCTATCATACATCGGAGGTAAAAGTAAAATTGGAAAGTGGATTGTCCCTTTCTATGATAAAGACATGGAGACATATGTTGAAACATTTGGGGGTATGTTTTGGTGTTTCTTTAATATGGACTTAAAACAGTTTCCAAATCTAAAGAGAGTTGTTTACAACGACTTTAACCCACTCAACTATAATTTGTTTCAATGTATTCAAAATCCTGAAAGATTATTAGAGTCAATTAATGCAATACCGTGTCAACAATTTGGGGAAGAAGTGACACCTTCAATTTATAAAGAACAATTTGTAAGGTTTCAGGCTGAAATATTTGCTGATAATTTCAGCGTAGAACCTGGTAATTATGATGTTGCTGCTAAATACGCATATGTTTTAACACAAGTGTTCTCAGGATCTAAACCTGAAAAAAGTTCTTTCATTGACTTAAAAGGTAAGTACAAATCTAAATACTTAACATTCAGAGATAAGTTAATGAAACCTGATTGGGTTGAACATTTCATAAAGATAACTCACGTTGAGAATATGGATTTTGCTGAGGTTATTGAAAAGTATGATTCACCAACAACTTACTTCTATGTTGATCCACCTTATTGGAAAACTGAGAACTACTATTCTAACCACGATTTTGATAGAGAAGATCACGAGAGGTTGGCAAATGTTTTAAACGGGATTCAAGGTAAGTTTTCATTATCGTATTATGATTTTGAACTTTTACATTTTTGGTTTCCTGATAACATATATCGATGGGAGAAAAAAGAGTTTGCTAAAGCGGCAGCGGCAAAGAAAGGAACAAAACAAAATATGGGTGAGGAATTATTAATAATGAATTACTAATTATTTTTTACACTACTGGAATATTTATAATAAAACTTTACTATGGAATTACTTAAGGTATTATCAACTGTCATTAAAGAAAACACAAACGGTAAACGTCTTGTGAGTGAGGCAATGTCTGAAAAGGTTGTTAAATTTTTAATTGACAAATACAAACCTACAACTAAAGATACGGAAGAACAAATAACTGCGGTTATTAACGCATTCGATAAATATAAAGGTGGTTTACCACAAGATCAGAGGGACATTACTAAATTAAGTTATAGTGTTGTTAAAAATATTGTTTTATCCAAAGAGATTAAAAAACAAGAAAAAGGTATCTTCAAAAAATATATGGAGGCGAACAAAGGAGCCGACAAAAATGCGGTTAAATTGGCTTTACGTAAATTCTATGAATTATTTCCTATTTTACCTTTAAATCAAAGAGATGTTCTTAAAATGCCTTATTTGAAATTAGTTGAGTTTTTACAGAGTAAGTTTAATACCATGTTGACTGCGGCGGCACTTAAGAAATTTAAGGAAGACGGGGCTAATGTGACACCTGAACAATTAATATATTATGTATCAACATACCTAGATCTATACCATAGATTACCGGCTAATTTACCACCATTGTTGTTTATGAGTTTTGATGAGCTTGAACATACATTAGATGGTATGGGAGACTTAACGGATGATATTAAAGATAGTAAAGATGATTATAAGGATATTGAAACAATATATGATGACAATAACTTATTAATCTTCAAACCAAGTGGTAAAGAACAATGTATTAAATTGGCCAACGGAAGAAGTTGGTGCATTTCTAAATCAGGTGGTGGTAATATGTACTATAACTATCGTTTGGGTCATAACTTAACAATTTATTATGTTATCGATAAAGATAAACCATTTGGGGATCTTAACTATGCGGTTGTTATCTTAGTTGAACCTTACGGTGGTAAGAGAATTGCTGATGGTCAAAATATGGCTGGTGGATATTCAGGACATAAGAGAGAGGCTTGGTCTACGATTGTTAGTAAAGTTCCAAAATTAGAAGGTAAAGAACATTTGTTTGTTGCCGATCCATTATCTGCGGAGGAACAAAGAGAAATGAATAATTTCAAAAACACTAGTATCAATAAAGATGCGATTAAAGAACTTGGTAGTGAACAAGCGGCTGAAATGTGGCTTGAGATTGCAAGTCCTGATTTAACATACAGAGGTAACGGTAATGAAATTTATAGTAATTTTACTGAGAATCTTAAAAACAAATACTTAGGTTTGGGAATGGACTTGACTGCGGACATGATCAATAATTCAGAACCTAGTGTATTGAAATATTATGCGGCAAGAAAACTACAAGGGTTGATGTCAAAAAGTTTAGGTCAATTGAATGACACTGATATTGCATTCATCAATAGTCCTATAATGAGAGAGAATAAGAAAAAATTAAGAGAAAAATTCTCAGGTCAATTGGGTGGAGTTAGTAGTAGTGGTTACGTTGGACTTGAATATCCAAAAGATGATAACTCTAAGTATGTTGCTTTATTTGGATTTGAAGATTTCTTTGAACACATTCCGTCTAATACAACTATGATCCAAATGGAAAATACAAGTAAAAGTACAATTGCTTTGGATATACCGTCAAGTATTGGTAAATTAACCGAATTAAAAACATTGATTATTGATAATATGGTTAAATCAATTCCTGAAAGTATTGGAAATTGTACCAAATTGAAATTTATAAACTTACCAAATAATCCGCAATTAGAGAGTATTCCTGAGGCGTTCGGTGAGTTATATTGTTTGAACTTCTTCTCAACTGAAAACTCAAATCCTGGTATGAGAATACCTAAAAAATTAGAAGAATATATGACAGAAGATGAGGGATTTTGGTTTATTAATTTCCCTCCTGAATTGAAGAAACATTGTGGACCTATAAGATCATAATAATGAACGTAGACATAGAAATTTATATTAGTCAACTAATACTCTTCTTTGAAAAAAACCCAGGTGACTTTATGGATCTTGTTGGTGAAGTACAAAAAGAAGAGTTCTTTCAAAAATTGAAAGAAAAATCTATTGAGAACCATAGTAAAGGTGAAGACTTTGTGTTGACCAAACAACAAATTATTGATGTTGTGGTTGACCTCAAAGCACCTGAATTAAACCAAAAGTTACTTTATGCAAACAAAGTGGAAGGGTTTATCCAAAAGACTAAGTTTGGGGACATTATATTAAATTAATTTTTTTATGTAAAGGCTTGTGGAATTGAAAAAATTGCCTACCTTTGTAATGTACTAAAAAAAACTAATTATATGATCTATACTCCAGAATTAATCAAGTCAGCGGCACCATCAATCTTCGCAACATCTCCATCGTCAAAATTGACAAACAAATATGAGTTTGTCCCTACAGACAAGATCATGGAGTTCTTCGATAGAGAAGGGTGGGAAATTTCATCAGTAAAACAAAATGGTAGAGGGATTCATGCCCTACACGAAGTAAAGTTCCGTAATGGACAACTTCCATCAGTTGGTGATACTTTGGTTGAAGCGATCATCAAAAACTCCCACAATGGAATGTCAGCATTCTCAATGAGTGCAGGACTTCACAGATTGGTATGTAGTAATGGTTTGACTGTTCCTACATCAGTAGCGGATCAATTCCGAATCCGTCACAAAGATTTCCAACTTGATGATGTTAAAATGTTAACTGAGAGTTTTGCAAAGAAACTACCAATGATTCAACACTCTGTTGGACGAATGATGGAACGAGAACTTACTATGGACGAGAAAGTAGAGTTTGTTCAAAAAGCATCTAAACTTAGATGGGCAACAGGTTCAGTACCATCAACACTTGATTTGGTTGACTTGTTGACACCTAATCGTAAGGAAGATGAAGGGGATGACCTTTGGAAAATCTTCAACGTAGTACAAGAGAAATTTGTACGAGGTGGAGTTGAGTACAAATCACAAAGTGGTCGTAAGACAGGATTGAGAGGTTTGAAAAACATTATGGCGGTAAACGCAATAAACACAAAACTTTGGGAGACTGCTGAGTCAATGATCTAAAAGAAACGTGGGGTGAACAACCCCACTTTTTTAATTTATACTAATATGTTTATACGAGAGAACGATTTTTTAGATATCTTAAAGGAAAGACATGGTAAATTATATGGTATCATTAAGGTTAATAGTACTATAGGTTTAACACCTAAAATATTAATAGAAAAGAAATTTGAAATTGAATATTTGGATAGTGTTGAGTTTGAATTTGAACTTAATCACTTAGAATCAATTCTTAAACATAAATCTGGGTTTTACTTATATTTATCTAAAATGGAGGTCGCAGATATGTCGTATCAGATGAAAATTTATTACGATATGGATCAATTAAACGAAGTATCATTCTTCATTAAAAACTTATCAAAAATTAAATAAAAACTGATTTTTGGGCGGGTTAGTGATATTTATTATAAATAGTATTTATGATCACGGAAAAGGGTAAGATATATAAAATAACAAATAAAGAAAATGGTTTAATTTATATAGGTTGTACAATCAATTCTTTAGAAAAAAGATTTGGTGAACATTTATCAAGATGTTTTACTTCTGAATACAAATCAAAATTATATAACTCAATGAAAAAATATGGTCAAGATAATTTTACTATAGAGTTGATTGAAGAATGTGATTTAAGTGTAATATATGAGACAGAAAAAAAATATATTGAAAGTTACGACTCATATAGTAACGGGTTAAATTCTACTTTTGGGGGTGAAGGTTGTTTAGGGTATACTCACTCTGCGGAAATAAGACAAAAAATTTCCGAAAACACCAAAAATGGTAATTCCCACAAAGGTAAAACTTATGAAGAATTATATGGTGATAGAGCTAAGGAACAAATAGAAAAACGAAGATTAGCGGTTAAAAAAGGTTGGGATAAAATGTCTGATGAAGAAAAACAAAAAAGAATAATAAAGGTAACTGAAACTTTACAAAAGACATCTAAATATGGTGTTGATTTAGTTGTTGATATTAAAAATAAATTAAAAGAAGGTTATAAAATAAAACAATTAATAGAACTTTATCCTAACGTAAAAGAACATTTTTTTTATGATATAAAAAATGGAAGAAGATGGGGAAATATATAAATAAAATTAAATTAAAATTATGGAAATTAGTAGTGTAGATTTACAAGAAAAAATTAACAAAGGTGAGAAAATAATTGTTGATTTTCATGGAGTTTGGTGTCGACCATGTGGTATAATGAAACCAATCTTTGAGGGTATTGCAAACAAAAATAAATCTGAAGTTCAGATGTATACAATGGATATTGATCTTAATAAAGAGATTGCTATGAGTTTAGGTATTAGAAGTATACCAACAATTAAAGTTTTCCAAAATGGGAATGTTATTGATACTAAAGTTGGATTAATGAGTGAAGGTCAAATAAACGGGATCCTAACAGAATTGATCAATGGATAAGTTAGCAATCATATTTTCAATGAAATCATGTGGTCATTGTAAAGTCCTTAAGGAAATGCTGGATAAAGAAGACATACCTTACGTTGATAGAGATATTGACGAACATAGTGATGAATACGATATGTTTGTTTCAATAACTAAGAATGAATATGTACCTGCATTTATGTTAATTGAATCACCAGGACAAGAAAATTCTAAAACTGAATTATACGCACCTGAACGAGATTTTAATGAACTTGATGAAGGGGTAACAATCATCAAAGAGTTTTACGAAAGATAATTAAAACCCCCATTCCTAATAAGAGTGGGGTTTCTTTTTAGAATATAATCACATCCTCTAATCTGTCCTGAACCAAGTATGGTTTTTCTCCCTCAGGATCCAATATATCTTGGGTAAGGTCATAAGATTCCATTCTATTAGAGAAGTCCTCTAAATCGAAGTCAAATACATCTAAAATTAATGATTTGATAGTTTTAGTGTTGTACATTGAGTCAACAACAACATTAATGTCAACCTCATCATCTACTTTAGGTAAGAAATGGATATACATACTATCCGATCCTATTGTTGATGAAATTTGATTAAGTATATAATGTGAGTAGTAAGCCATAGATCTACCTGTACGTAAACTATATCCATAAGGAAACTCAGAACTAATTGAGATTTCATTAAATGATTCATCTTCTTCTACAAATACTTTTTTGTTGGTACTAACTAAACCCTTCTCAATGGGGAATATCTCAACTCCGTATTTAATTATATTAATAATATTAAAATGTTCTAAACCTAATGATTTAAGTATAACCTTATAGGTTTCATTGAATTCGTTTTTTAACTCATCAATGTTAAGTTCTATTTCGCTTGTGGTCTGACCATTTACGACCATGAATACATCACAATCTGTTATTTGTATTATTGATCTTTCTTTTGGGTCAATTTTAGACACAATGAAATCGGCAAATAAATTTACTATGCCTCGTCTTGAATTTTTATTGATTAATCTCATATCTTTTTTTGTAATGAATATGAGTTTTAAATGGATATATAAATAGTTGACTTAAATATAGTCTCCGAATATATCATTTATATCTTTGTTGACTAAAGTATAATCCGGATAGTCAGGTATTCTAAAGTCTAACCAATCATATTCATCATCATCCATTAGTTGTTTCATCATACGGGTATAACTACCTTCGTAATCTAATTTATCTTCATTATATTCACTACCCAAACGATTGGAAAGAAATTTTTCAACATCACGTTTGAAGTCAAGTATTTTAACATATTGTAACCATTTAGTTTTTTCACCTGATTGGATTTGTTCGTCAATTACCCTACCAACAAAGTGTCTACTCAATTCTGACCAAATTAAACCATATAATTCACTTTGATATGCTCCATTATATGCATTACTATGAATACTATATAATTCACTTTTTAAGTCGGATAAATCGTCACCAAGAAGTTGATTCATGGCATCTTCATCCTTTATTAATTCATCTAAATCTTCTTCTTTGATTATGAAATAACCTTCAGTTCCTTGTTCTTCAGACAAACCCTCAAAAAAATCTGAATCATATTTATCTAATGAAAACTCAACATTACCAATTTCTCTGAATATATAATTTCTTAATTTTATAACATTTTCAACATCTAATTCTTCAATAACATCTTCATAAACATTATTGGTTGATTCGTAAAAATCTTCCCAGTAATCCTCACCTAATACACGTTCTGCAACATCTTTTGCCGTGGTATCACGACCACTATCATCAAATAATTCGGCAAGTTCTGTACGGTCTCTTAAGAATAGGTAATAACCATCTGATCTTCTCTCAACATCAGTTAGAATGTTTCCGGTTAACCATTCTAACCAAACTTCAGGATCCTGTTGTATTTTATACAAAAGAAAATCATTTTCAAGAACTTCTGGTATAGATTTATATTCAAACCTATCTAAAATTTTTGTTTTAACTAAAAAGTCAAATGAGGGTACGTTATTATAAGGTATATTAGATAATTCTAATTCATCAATTAAACCTTTTCTAAGTATAAAACTTAAAAATACCTCAATCTTATTATTAAATATTTTGGATATACCACCCCAATTACCATCGTTAAATTCTTCTATTATTTCTTCAATATCATTCATACCTTATAAATATAAAAAAAGGTGGAAAATATTTCCCACCTCAACTTTTTAACCAATCACCGATTACTTTTTGTTGTAATACTTCTCAACAATTTTCTTTACCGACTCTTGAACCGTAGATTGATTCGCCGCTGGTTGTTTAGGAGCTTGTTGAGGTGCCTGAGCAGGTTGTTGATTTGCTTTATTTTTACATCCGCATCCCATAATATTTGTTTTAATAGGTTTATTTAATTATAAATATCAGATAGGACTCATATTTTGTAAACCATTAAATATTTATTGTAATATGAAAAAAGTTGTAAGAATTAATGAGGGTGAATTAATTGGATTAATAAAGAGTATTATTCTTGAACAAGATGATAGTGTCGAATATGAAGATTTTACCCCACAAGAATATATGGATCTATTAAAGTCTGTTAATTATAAGGCGCAAGCCATTCCTAAATTTCCTGATTTCAGAGGTAAAAAAATAAGAGTTAAGGGTAACTTACCCTTAGCGGGTTTAAAACAAATAACTAATTTAGGTGAGTTAATTGTGACTGGCGATTTAAATGTTCGTTCCTCAGGTATTGTAAATTTTGATGGTGTTACAGTTGGTGGTAGTTTAAATTATTATGATACACCATATTATCAAGAACTTGAGAGAAAAAAAGAAAGAGCGTTAAGACTAGAGGCAGAAGAAAGACGAGAAGAGGGTGTATGGAATTTAGATAATCCTGATATTGACGATGAAGGTTTAATGGCAAATGCCGTGTTTGAATATATGAGTCAACAGGGTGATATTGGGTATTTAAGTGATTCTGAACGTGAGGACCTAAAAGAATTTGAAAGATTAATGGAGGAACTTGAGGAAAAAATAGATAATGAGGAAGATCCTGATGTTCTTGATGAATTGGATATGGAACGTAGCGACCTTCAAGATGATATAGATAGTCTTAAGAGAAATGATAATGATGTTTATGATTTAATACCTGATGGTACCCATTATGAATTACATTCATTTAGATCTGTACATGATGATGTAAGTGGTAATGTTTATGCGGTTGGAACTGAAAGTGAGGCGGATGATTCTGTTGAACAGTATTATGAAGAAATGGTAAATGATTTTAGTAATTTTGATAAAAATACTTTATCATATCATATTGATGGTGATGAGGTTGCGGACTATTATGAAGATATGATTCGTGAATGGGTTACTGATGATCCGACCAATTATGGTATTAGTAGAGAAACTAGTAATAGCCAAGATAGAGAAATTGAAAGACTACAAAACCAAAAAAGGTCCCTTGAAATAGAAACCTATTTGATTAAATGTGGTGCCAGATCCCCACTTACGGAAGAAGAAGTTGAGAGTGTTAAATACTTCAAATTTAACGATTATATGGATAACATTTTAATTGTTGAGTGGTCTGAAAATAAATGGCAAATTTACCAAAATGGTAAAAAAGTTGATGAAGTATATTATGAAGATGAGGATGAGGATGGTGAACATGAATCAGATAACGAATCAAGGTCAGATGAAATTGAAAGTGAAATAGAAGACCTTGATGTTGAAATACAAGACATTAAAGATGATCCAGATGGTGATTTAAATGATGACGAGGTAGAAGAAGCGGTTGAAGACAAGTTACAAGAAATTAAAGATGACCCTGCAAGTTGGTTAGATGACATGGGTGATGATTATACTAATTTTGTTGATAAAAGAGCGTTACTACGTGATTTAGTTGACGAGGCCGATTATAGTGTAATAAATGGTTATGACGGTAATTATGATACAGTCTCAGTTAATGATTCAACTTTTGTTGTTATGAGAATTGATTAATATCTTTACAGAATACAATTATATCATTATGTTTATGTTTAATGACGAGAAAGAAAAAAATAGAATTTGTAATGGGCACCGATTGGATGTTCGAAAGGCCAATTGACAGGGAACATAAAGAATATAAGTTACTTTCATATTTCCAACGTATGGGTGAAAAGTTAGATAACATGGAACTTTATCCTGGGTTTATAGAATTATCATTACATTTAGCAAACATACAAACACTTATCAGGGATAAGAAAATTATTTATACAAATAAGAAATTTAATTCAGTTGATGACGAACTTTTAGTGAAAGATCTTAAAGTTAAAAATGTCCCTGAGATGTCAACTGATGAGTATGAAGAATTCACAAAAATTTTACAATACACCGCACCAAGAATGTTAGAATACTTCAACATTGCAAAATCTGTGTGGACAATAGTTTACGATAGTATTGAAACAAAATACAGAAAGAACAAAAAGGAAATTTTATCTAACAAAGGTTTCTTCTTTCATTTAGATAAGAGAGACAATAAGTATTATGTTTGGGAGTATGAAGTATCTCCGGCAGCTAAAAGATCACCTGAAAGTAAGACAAGTGTTAAATTAATTTATTGTGATGATAAAATCAAATTGACAATACCAAAGATAATAACTACATTTTCTGAGACCGAAAATAAAACAAAGTTACCGGTATTAGAAATGATAAGCAAAGGTGATTTCCCGATTGAAGAAACATTATTACCACTATTCAAAAGAAAAACAATAATGTTAATTAATCAAGCGAGAAATTACAGTATTGAACAAGAGGACAAGAAAAAAGAAAAAGAATTTTTAGAAGATTAAACATGGGTTTTAATAAAAGATTTTTAAAGAAAGAAAACATCCTTATTCACTTAGAAGATATTATGACTTATTTAGATGCCGACGCAGTAATGTCTACGGATGAATTTTCACGCAATGTGTATAGAATTTTTAATGAAGGGAAAAATGAGGAAGAAATAATAAAATATATAAATGAAAACAAATGAAAGTTAAGTTAGAATATGTGTGGATTGATGGGTATACGCCTGAACCAAATTTAAGAAGTAAAGTTAAAATTATGGACTATGAACAAATTAAAAACTGTTTAGTTCTAAATAATTTTCCTGAATGGAACTTTGATGGGTCATCAACATTACAAGCGGAAGGTAATAGTTCTGATTGTATTTTAAAACCTGTTAGACATTATTTTTCTGATCATACAAATACAATTTACGTGTTGTGTGAAGTAATGAATTCTGATGGTACTCCACACGAAACTAATACAAGATCAGAACTAATTGGAGATCAAGAAGATTTGTGGTTTGGGTTTGAACAAGAATATTTTATCTACGATAGAAAAAACAAATGTATTTTAGGTCACGACGAAAATAACTTGGAACCACAAGGTAAATATTATTGTGGTGTTGGAGAATATGTTGCCGGAAGAGATTTTGTTGAAGAACATATGGATATGTGTTTAAAATATGGAATTGACATTACAGGGATTAACGCTGAGGTTGCGTTAGGTCAATGGGAATACCAAGTGTTTACAAAAGGTAAATTAAAAGCGGGTGATGATTTGTGGATGACTAGGTACTTTTTGTTTAAAATTTCTGAAAAATATAATTATAGGATTATTCTACATCCAAAACCAATTCAAAAAGGGGAATGGAACGGGTCTGGACTTCATACGAACTTCTCAACAGATAAAATGAGAAATGATGGTAACGAAAAATATTTTATATCATTGTTTAATGCGTTTGAGGTAAGACATGAAGCACATATAAAAGCTTACGGGTCAGATAACAATCTCCGTTTAACTGGTAAATTTGAAACACAATCAATTGATAAATTTAGTTGGGGGGTTTCAGATCGTGGGGCATCAATTCGAATTCCAAGAGATACCGCAAAAAATTGGAAAGGTTATGTTGAGGATAGAAGACCTGGATCAAATGCTGACCCATACAAAATTATTAAAGAAATTGACATATCTTTAATAACTACCGATCAAATCTACGATGTTAAAATAATGATGAATAAGGATGTTGATATGGAAGGTCTTAATGAGAAATATGGGACCATTTCAAATGATGAATTATTAAAAGAATATAGAGAAGACTAATGGAAAAAGAATGTGTATGTGGAGCTAACGTACTTTGTATGTGCCCCCCACCAAAAATAGAACAAGTTAATCACCCCCAACATTACGGAGGAGAAGATAACCCTTATGAGGCAATCAAAGTAATTGATGCTTGGGAATTAGGATTCTCATTAGGAAATACGGTAAAGTATATATCAAGGGCGGGTAAGAAAGATTCGGATAAAGAATTACAGGACCTTAAAAAAGCGTTATGGTATTTAGAACATCACATAGAAACATTAAAAAATAAATAAAGATGGAATTAACGGAAGAACAAAAAAATCAGATCCTTAATCTATATGAAGGATTAAAAAATGATGAACAAACACTTGGTGAAGTACATGAAATAATTGTTGATTTTTGTGTTGATGAAAATATTGTTGACTTATCGGATGATGAGGATGGGGACCTTTTTGAAGAGTTTTCAAATAATGTGTGGGATTTTTTAGAAAGTATTAAATAAAAAAATTAATTATGAAATATATTGATGATTTAAAATATGTCGATTATGTAATTAAATTTACGAATCAAACTAATAGGACAAACGAATTATTACTTGTTTGTTTAAATATTATGAAAGATGATCCAACTTTAACAATAAGTGAAGTTATTGAAAAATCGTTGTTTGGTTTAGATATACAATTAGATAATTCATTACTAAATTAAAAAAAAAGAAATGATAGAAACAGGAAAAATAATAAATGGGGATTGTATTGAGGTAATGAAAACATTACCTGAGGGATCTGTGGACTTAATTTGTACATCACCACCATATGGTGTTGGTATTGCTTATGATGTACACGACGACGATGTTGAATTTGATGAGTATTTGGTATTTGCAAAAAATTGGTTAACCGAGGCTTACAACGTACTAAAAGATGATGGAAGAATTGCCTTGAATATTCCGTATGAAATCAATCGTCAGAAAAAAGGTGGTCGAATCTTCTTCGTTTCTGAGATGTATCAGATAATGAAAGAAATTGGATTTGGGTTCTTTGGTATCGTTGATCTTGAAGAACAGTCGCCACATAGAAGTAAAACTACTGCGTGGGGATCTTGGATGAGCCCATCAAGTCCGTATATATATAATCCAAAGGAGTGTGTGATATTGGCATACAAAAAACACCACATTAAAAAGGTTAAAGGAGAACCTCAGTGGAAAGGGACACCAACTGAAATTGAACAGGAAGATGGGTCATTAAAGAAAAAAATTGTATATGAGGAGACGGATAAGAAAGAGTTTATGGAACTTGTGTTTGGTCAGTGGAATTACTTTGCAGATACTAAATCACTCACCAAGGCGACTTTCTCAATGGACATACCCACCAAAGCGATTAAGATACTATCCTACAAAAACGATGTAATATTGGACCCATTTGCTGGTTCAGGAACAACATTAGTTGCAGCACAGATATTGGAACGTAGATGGTTAGGGATTGAGTTAAGTGAAAATTACAAACAAATAGCCGAGACAAGAATTAATTACTTCAAGGCATTAGAACAAATAAAAGAACTCCCACTATAATCAGTGGGAGTTTTCCTTTTTACTTAGTATTTATTACGATGGAAGATGAATACGACAATATGGTTGGGGATCACACTATTTGTGAATTTTAATTAATACTAACCCACTTATTTTTAAAATTGTAATTACTCGAACAGTATCTTGCGTAATCATTAATTAAGGGTCTTCCTGTGTTGTAACATCCACAAACAACTGCCCAATCTTTATACCTTGAATATAATCTATTAAGTAATTTCATACTTGTTTCAACATTCAATCTAATATCATTAGTTAATCTTTTTTTCCCGTAATTAACTTTATTAATATAATCAGATGTTGAGGGCATAATTTGCATCGGACCAACCGCACCTGCAAAAGATTCTTGATAAGGGTTATAGTTCCAATGGAAGGGACCCAAGTATCTTGTCTCCATGTATGCCACGTTATAGGCGATGTATCTTGGTATGTTATACTCAGTACTATATTTTTCAATTAGTTCATACATTCTCATTGATGTAGGGGATTGAATAGTTGAGTAATCATTTAAGTCTGTAAAAACAGAATCATCCGAAGTTTTAACATTGGACATGGAACCAAAAAAAACAAATACCCCAACACATAAACCAAGATAAGTTATTTTTGTTAATTTGAGGATATTCATAGTTTCTTATTTTGTTTGGTCAATATAAATGTTCTTAGCGTAAAGTTTAAAGATTGACATACCAATTGAATCTTGGTAAACCGTGTAGTCACCTGTGGTTTTGTCGATCACGATCAGATGATTATGTTCATCTATTGCCAAATTAACCTGTGACCTGTTAACCTTAACCATTTCAATGGTAGGTTTCTTTGGTCCATATTGTTGGTTATAAAGATAACCCATTGAGAACCCACCTAATAGTGACGCCGCAACAAAAATTACAACACCCATAGACTTAAATGTTGATTTTCTTTTTTCTAAAAAATTTGTGATTTTCTCCTTCATAATATAAAATTTAATTGATTTAAGTAAATTTACATAAAAACATCGGAATCTCAAACTTTTTTTTGTTGAAAACTATTTATAACTATGAAGAAAAAGTTAATAACAGAATCGGGAATAAGAAACATCAGAGAATTATCTAAAAGATACCCTGAAGCAAAAATATACTTTCACCAAGATTTAGACGGTGTAACCACTGCGTTAGGTATGAAAAATTACTTAGAGCAAAACGGAATTAAAGTGGTTGATTCTGAAATCATTCAGTATGGTGATAAAGAATTTGCTATTAAAAAATTAGACGCTGAAGGTGATGTAATGCCGGTGTTGGTTGACTTTGCTCATGGAAAACCAATGTTCATAATACATACGGATCACCATGACACACAAGCGGGTGTTGAACAAGGTACCTCAACTAATTTTAAATCTTCAAGATCTAACGTTGAAACAATTTCCCAAACAGTATCTCCAAGAGATATTTTCCCTTCTGATGATATTACTTTGATATCTACGGTTGACTCGGCAAATTATGCACAACATGACATTAGTCCTGAAGAAGTAATGAACTATTTGTTTAAAGTAGATAAAGATAAATCATTACAAAGAAACAAAATGGTAATGGGTATGGTTGCAAATAAATTATTGCTAGCGTTCAAAAACAAACCAGGATTCTTGGAAAATATTGTAATGAATGCGAACCCATCTTTATTAAGTATTTTATTGAACATTAGATCTCAGATCAAAGAAAAAAATTATGCTGATGTAGAATCTTTGGAAAAAAACAAAGAGAATTATGTTCAAACAATGAAAACCCATAAGAATGTTAAGGTTGATGATAAAATTATAGTTCAGTATGGTGGAGGTAGTATGATGAAACCTGGATCCTACGATAGATACACACCATTCAGAAATAATCCTGATGCTGACTTCATAGTAATTGCTTGGCCATTAGGGTTAGTACAAGCGTCTTGTAATCCATTTAAGAAAGAAAGAGCACTTAAAGGTGTAAACTTGGGTGATATCAAAGATGAGGTCTTAAACAAGTGGAAATCGCAATTACAAGATAAGGATATTCCTTTATCCACAATAAAATGGATATCAGAATCAGGAAAAGGTTTTGGTGAACAATCTGTTGGTTTTACATTCAGAGATTTTAACGCTTTATATGGTAAAGAATTTAAACAAATGGCTGATGGGGAAGATATTCTTGATGATGTTGAAACGGCAATGAGAAAACCATTTAGTAGTTTAACAGATAAAGAAATGAGAATGTTAGATTCAATTAGTGTAAACGCTTGGGATTTAATTCAATCCAATAGTGGTGGACACAAATGTATTACAAATATTTCTGGGTTATCATACTTAGGGAGATCTAAAAGACCACCTGAAGGTAAGTACAAATATAACGAAGAGTCAGATGATTCTCCTTATGTTAAATTTACTAAGATGGTACAGAATGAGTTTGTTAGAGTTTTAAAAGCAAAAATTGATGAAGATGGTGGTGATAGATATGAACCAAATTTTGAGGTTGAAATGACGGAACACGCAAGATCATTAGGAAACGCTAGAAAACAAGGACAAGGATTAAGATTCCCAAAGTCGGCAGTAAAATCAAATCAAATGAGATTCAGATCAAATAATAGATAATATTAAAAAAATAAAAGATTAATCTTGTAATATAATGGTATCACCTTCTGTAATATCATATTTAATACAGGCACCACCTTTGAGTTCTAATATCATATCACCATTACCGGTATAACGATCACACTCAGGTTTTTTACATGGTTTACAGTTATTATGTATTTTTGTTATTTTATTATTTTTAATAAAAATTATGTCCAAAGGTATAATACAATTCTTCATCCAAAAAGAATGATTACTATCTTTCATTATGAATAACATACCATCAAAACTTTTGTCAAATTTTTTACCCATCATACCTTTTTGTATGTCTTTACTGGTGATCACACATTTGACATTGAATAAATTATTATTTACAATTAACTCCATATACTTATAAATATATTCTTATAATGAAATCAGATAGAAGTTCGGGCATAATATTAAAATATGGAGATAAAGTCTTGTTATGTAAACGAGCGGATCACGAAACTTATGCAGGCAAATGGTTTATCCCAACAGGGCATTTGGAAGCAAATGAAACACCAAGAGATTGTGCTTATCGTGAATTTTACGAAGAGACAAATATTAAAATAGAAGATGAAATAAGTTTAGTTGGATTTATCACTAAGAAAGATGAAGAAGGTGAACAAAAAGGTTTGATTTATGTTTATTTATACGAATCTGACGTAAAAAAGATGCCAAATTTAAATAAAGCTCAAGATGGTCATGAACATTCAGATTGTGGTTTTTTTACAATAGATGACTTACCTGTGGATAAAAATGATGAATTATTTAAAATTTTAACAAAAATATTATCTTAAACACAAAAATTTTTTGATTTTTTGTTATTTAAGTTGTATTTATAATACACAAAAACAACCAATACCCTTCCTTTCTACGAATTAATTGGTTTATCAATACTAAATCCCATGTTTTTTGAGAAAAAAGTATGGGATTTTTTATGCCGTGTCAATTTTATTTGTATATTTGTAGAAATAAGAAATATATGAGATCGATTCCTTTATACATTGTAGTAAATAGCCACCTAAGTGATTCACTTATTGAGATGGATTTTAATCCTGAGTTGGCGAGTCAAAGAATTCGTTTTGTAAAGGTGTTAACAAATATGTTCTCCGATCTTAGTCAGAGAATTGAAGAAGATGAATTAAATCGTATTTGGAAAGAAAGAATTATATAACTATGGGAACTTACATTAACACATTCAAGAAAAAATTCAACAAGAAAGCAACCCTTGATGGGCAAGAAGTAATTGTTGGACAAGCGACATTTCTATGTAGACAAGATTGGTCGGGTAATTACTCACCATCAGAGAGTAGAGAAATGACAAGAGCATATGCTTTGACTGAAAACGATCAACCTGATTATATTATATTTGAAGGTGAAACTGTTTTTAAAAACAATAAACGTGGTGTTTGGTCTGATGGATCTGGTTTTTGGTCAGGTATTGATCCCAAAAATGATTTTGTTGGTACATTAAAAAAAGTGGGTAGAAAATTTGTTATTGAGAAATAATTTAGTATCTTTGTTATATGAATAAGACGGGTTTCAACATAAAAGTAGTAAATGATAAGTTCGGGGATTTAATCAACGAGACATTCATGGATCAGACACAGTTCAAAATCTTTTTGAAGATGGTGCACGGAGCATTGGTGTTAAATGAGGATTTAAGTTTCTTCAACGGGGATACATTCTTGGTCCACATTCCAATTAAAGTATTGAAAGATTCTGTTATCGTTACAAATGTTAAAGAGGTTTCTTTGACTGAACAAGTTAAAAGTAAGATTGAGGCGTTGGTAACAAAATAATTGTTTCCTTGTTTAGAAAAACAAGGTGGTGGAGTCAGACATATCCATGTCGGGCCTAAAATGGGAACTTCGGTTCCCTTTTTTTATTTATTTTTTATTATATGGTTATATTTATATAATAAATAAATTTAAGAAGCAATATTTATGTTACCTAAACTAAAATTAACGGAAAGTGAGATCAGAGACATTTTAAACAAACATGGTGTTAAAACTAATGTGTTGGTTGAACAGACTCAAGATTATACCACTTCGGATATACAGAATTGGTTAAATTCAAATAAAAGTGCGGGGTTAGATCCTGACGGTAAAATAGGACCTTTAACACTTAAGGCCATAAAAAATGCTTTAATGGGATAAGATATGAAAAAAATTACAAATAGTTTTATAAAAAATATTGTTAGACAAAGTCTAAATGAAAGTTATGGTTTGTTAAATGAGGACTTACAAGAAGTTGAACCATATAGTATAAAAACTAGTGTTAAACACGGTACTGTTCCCAAAGGAACTTCCGTGAATAATATGACATACGAAAAATGCCCCGAAGGTGGAATTTGTTTTGAATTCTTAGATCAGGCAAAAGAGGATGCAAAGAATTTATCAGGAAAAGACCTGATTAATAGGTGGTGCTCACAAACTTATATGGCAAACGCTATGGGTAAACCAACGAAAAGTGGAACTGCTCTAACTAATGTCACTACACCACTTTTTGCACAATTAACAGACTATGCGATGAGTCATGCAACTATTACCTCAAAACTTAAAGATTTAGCTGATTTTCCTACTTTTTGTGTGGCAAATAAAAAATTTAAAACATATGGTGGTGGTGATTATGGTTTAGGTATACCTGGGACTAGTGATAGTTGGGGTGGTGGTGATTATGGTATTGAAAATGATGATGAAGGAGATAGAGCTGAAGATTATGCAATAACTGATGGTTTATTTGAAAATTCAATTGCGGTGAGTGATGAGTTTTATGAGACATGGAAAAAACAACTTGAGGAAAAATATAAAGCAACTTTGGATGCCGCACAAAAGAAGAAAGATGATGAGGCAAAAAAGGCTGCGGATGATGCAGCAACTACTGCAAAAATTGGTGGGGCAGGACAAACAGAAACATGGTTAACTAGTCATCCAGCTTTAGGGGAACAAAGACAAATAAAAACCACAATAGGTAACGGTATTGTTCATATGTTAGTGACTGATGATCCTACTATTAATAAATTTTCATATGGTTATATAGTAAGAAATGACAATCAAACCATTCAAGCTATTAAAGTAAGAAACGATGATACAACCAACACCCCATTTCCAATTGATCCCGCAACTGATGTTAATTTTCAATATGCATTATCTAAAACCGATACTTGGAAATATAATGATGTTATAGTAAGTGATAACTTTATTGCGTTAACAACAGACCCTGACCTTGAAAATCCATTTGTACAGGAAAGTTATAGACATAAAGGTTTTAGATATAATTTATTAACTGAGATTGAATTAAAGTATGATAAATCCAAACCACAGAGAGGTGTGGAAGTAGGTAATATAATGAGTAAATTAGAATTACCTGCGGAAAAAAATCCTACTTTTGGTCCACAGGTATTAGAGAAGGTAATTAATTTCCAAAAAACTGAAGGGGCTAAACTTACTCCACCATTAAGAACTGATGGTGTTGTTGATGATGCCACTTATAATGCAATAATGGCAATAACACCACCGGCTTTTGAATTATCTATTGCAAAAAAATCTAAAGGTGATGATGTTAAATTAGTACAACAAAAGTTAAATTTAAAAGATGATGGGGGATTTGGTACTGATACTGAAATTGCGGTAAAAGCATTTCAAGAAAAATATAAAGATACGGTTAGTCCACCATTAAGAACTGATGGGGTTGTTGATCAGGTAACTTTTGATCAGATTAAAAAATTAAAAGGTAAGGATTCAAGAAAAGTTTATTCGGGGGATAAAACTAATTATGGTGTGGGAGATTGGATTTATATAAAAGCTAGAAAAGGTGGTAATGAGGGTGGAATATTTGATAAACAATATTATAAAATTAAAAGTGTAAGTGATGATCGTCAAACAGTTGTTTTAGATTTAGGGGTAGGAAATACCACATTAAAGGCTGACGATTATAAAATTGATCATGTTGGTGGTGTAACCGCTAAAGTTTTATTTGGTCGTAATGCTGAGGGTGAGACGAAAGAAACTCCTAGTATGGGTAGTGATAATGAAACTGAAGGTGGTGAAACAGAAAGAGGTACCGGAAAAAGACTCCCAACAGGAAATGGTAATGGTGTAAGTACTACTGTAGATACGGAAGCTCAAAGAAAAAGAAAATTACGTAATCAAGAAACTTGTAATACATTAAGACAAATTAAACAATATTTAAATAATACCAAAGGATTAAGTATGACGGTTAATTGTAAATGGAATCAAGAAATACGTAATGAAGTTATGTTGGCACTTACAGGTGGAACTCCTGTACCAAAAGAGGAACCTGTGGTTAATACACAACCTGTACCTGTAACGGATAAATTATTCTAATAAAAAAATAAATTTAATGAGGGAGAGTGATCTCCCTTTTTTTATGCCGTTTTTTTTTGTATATTTGCAATATGGAAAAAATACTTTATATTGTTAGAGGGGTACCTGGTTCAGGTAAGTCCTCACTTGCTAAGTCATTAGGTGGTACTCATTTTGAGACCGATATGTTCTTTATGGATAATGGTGAATATAAATTTGATTTTACCAAATTGAAGGATGCTCATAAATGGTGTCAGGATCGTGTTCATACTGCAATGATATTAAACCATACCGCTAATATTAATAATGTAATTGTCGTTTCGAATACGTTTACTCAAGAGTGGGAAATGGAACCGTATTTTAAAATGGCTGACACGTTTGATTATAAAGTATTCACCGTTATTGTTGAAAACAGACATGGTGGGGTTAATCAACATGGTGTTCCTGAAGATAAAATTCAGATAATGAAAGATAGGTTCGAAATTAAATTATAAGAAAATGAAATTTGATAAAATATTGACAACAGGTAGAGTGTGGGTTACATCGGATCCACACTACAACCATAAAAACATTTGTAGAGGTGTGACTGATTGGAGAACATCTGATGGAAAAGTACCGGATCATAATACGAGAGATTTCCCAACATTAGAACTAATGAATAACGCATTGGTTGACAACATTAACTCAAAGGTTGGTCAGAACGATACTTTGATTATGTTAGGTGATATTGCATTTGGTGGATTTGAGTTTATTAGAATTTTCTTGGACCGATTGGTATGTAAAAATATTCACTTGGTTCTTGGAAACCACGATCACCACATTAAAAACAACAGAGATAACATCAAAGATATGTTTTTATCTGTTAGTGATTACTTACAGGTTAATATTGATGGTCAGAACTTTGTGATGACTCACTACCCATTTGCAAGTTGGAATGGACTTAGTAAAGGTGTTGTTCACCTTCATGGTCACGTACACTTACCTTCAGGTAGAAAATGGGGCAAAGGAAAAAGATTGGACGTTGGAGTTGATGGAAACAACCTTCAACCATATAGTATAACTGAGATTGTACATATGATGGATAAAAGAATAGTGATGTCTGAAATAAATGATGATCACCACTTAGATGATATTGTTGGGGTTGTGGGTTAAATCACAACTCCAATATATTTATAACTATGAAGATTATATTAACAGAAAACCAGTATAAGATACTTAACGAAGCGTTAGGAGTTCCTGAAGGTATTTTAGATGCCGCATCCGATTTATATGAAATAGTTATGTATTTTATAAAAGGAATTTACGATAAAAGAGAGGAGTATGTTTTTAATCGTAGTGTTGATTTAACTATTGCCGATTATCATATTAACTCACTTGATCTTCATGTTATGGTTGAACACATTCCTGAGTATGAGGGTAAACCCGAAATTGCCGGCATGGGTATGGGACAAAACTTTACATACAATAAAAAGGTCCAACTAAAGGTTCAAATATTAGATAAAGAAATAGAATTACATATTACGTTTATTGTTGGTGATGAATGGGAAACTGAAGATTTATATGAAAGATTTATACGAGATCGTGTTGAAACTGAATCCACTTTAGCTCATGAATTAAAACATAAATACGATAAACAAAAAAAACAAACTGATTTAATGGGTCGTGATGCTGAATATCAAACCTATTCTAAAGGGAATTTAAGGTTTGGAATACCTGAGATTGACCAAAAGTTTATGAGGTATAATTATTTTATGCAAGCGGCTGAAAGTTTGGTTAGACCAACTGAACTTTCATCAAGAATGAGACAAATGAAAATCACAAAATCCCAATTCTTAAATTTCCTTAAAGAAGATAAGGCATTTAAAGAAATTATGGATATTAGGGATTATAGTTTTGAAAAGTTAGTTGATGGTTTAAAAGAACAAATGGATAGGGTTGATGCGTTACTTGATCATCTTGGCCAATACGATGAAAATATGTCCGAAAATAGAAAGATTGAAATCGTTTTACACTTACTTTATCTAAACTTGGTAAATAACACGATTGAATATTTTGATAAGATGACATCAACACCTTTTGATGCAATTAAATCTTTATTTAATCAAACATTCGGTGGGGGAATGTTAGGGGTCGATGAAGATGAAGAAAATCTAAATAAAGTAAGACAAAAATTCATCAACTATTTGACTAAGTATGAAAAAAATCCTATTATGTTCTTTAAGGATAGATGTGAACAATTATCCTATGATGCAAACAAAATTATTAAAAGACTAGGTAAACTTTACGCAATGGCAGAAGACGATCAACCAATGAATGAATCCATACTCAATTGGGAACTACATCAGAAACTGATGGAAAAAAAATACGGTAGAAGAAAAATAGAAACCGAATTTAAATTCAAAAAATAGTTTGTTAAATCCAAATTAATTTATTACCTTTGTTTCTATGTGGACAACTAAAGAAACTAAAAGGGTATATCGTGGGGTAACAATATGGAAGTTTGAAGGATCAAAAGTTAAAGACTCCTTCAGACGTGGAGACTCACGCACATTTCAAAAAGACGATAAGATGTTTACAAAATGGCATTCTTATCAGGTTGAGATTTTTGGGGTTAAATACGACTCAGAATTGTTAAGAGACGTAAAAGAGTATATTGATTCAATCTTAGATAAAATATGACAAAACCTTGTAAAGAATGTCCTCACTTTATACGTAATCGTAACAACGATACTATTGTTGATTTTGCTGAGAGAACCGGTAAGAAACACAATTGTCATATGACCGAAGGAAAAAAAGATTTGTGGAATGTTAAAGATAAAAAATTAGAATGTTATGGATCAAAGAGAGATAATTTACGGAGTGTGTGATAAGACAGGAAAATGTGATTCCTACTTCGGATTCTTTAAAGATGAAAAAGATGCGGAACACGAAGTCGAAGTTCAAGCCAACAGACTTAAGGAAGACTTGGGTATGATGGATATTGAAATTAAATCAGATCGTGCAACCATAAATGGTAAATTGATAGTAGTAATTCATTCATACGTATTAAGATGAAAACAAGAGAAACTAAATTTGGAACTTATATAGAAATGGAAACAGAAAGTAGTACAAAACTAACAGGTGATAAGATCACAAGGTTTGTTGAAAGATTGAAAAAAATTGGGATTGAGGTTAAACTTACTGGGAACTACCCTTGGGTTTATATTGATGAAATATGTGGTATCAGAGTAAAAGAAAGGTTTGAGGGAAATCATGGGTTTACGATCATATTTCTTCCTGTGAGAAACGATAGTCCACCATCTAATTTTACAGATATAGGGGAGATCTTCAAACTAATACGAAAGTATAGTAGAGAAGCTCTTTTAGTAAAAATGATGAACGATTCTCAAAAAGACGGATTGTATGATATTGATTAAAAAATAATGAGTATATTTGTGGTATGAAATATTTAGGAATTGGATTAATTTATATAGGTTTCTTTGGATTAATAGGTATCTCAATTTACTTTACCAAAAACGCAAATTGTTTATGGGCTTTATTATTAACACCAAATTTAAAAATAAAACAAAATGGAAAATCAAAATAGTGTATGTTACGTTGGTGTAATCGGAGAGGTTAAACCAATAGAAGGGGCGGATAACATAGAACAAGTGTTAGTTGGTGGATGGAACGCCATAACTAAAAAAGGTGAATACCAATCTGGAGATAAGGTTGTTGTTGCGACCACAGATGCGGTAATACCTCAGGCATTATCTGACTTGATGGAAGTTACTAACTACCTTCGTAAAGGTCAAAGAGTTCGTACTGTAAAACTTCGTGGAGTTTACTCTGAGTGTTTGTTAATACCATTCAAATATTTGGCACCAAAATCATTGGAGAACAATGTTAATGATGGTGATGACATGATGACTATATTGGGAGTTACCAAATACGAACCACCAGTTAAGACCGTTCAGTTGAGTGTTGGTGGACGTAAAATAAAATACCACCAAAACCCTAACTTCAAAGTTTACTACAAATTCCCTAACCAAAAGAATGTACCTGATATGTTCAATGAGGAAGATGAAGTTGTTATAACTCGTAAACTTCACGGAACTAACGCTCGTTACGGAATAGTTAGAAAGAAAAAACTTTCTTTGTGGGATCGTGTTAAAGTACTATTTGGTAATCAATGGGCGGCGTTTGAATATGTCTATGGTTCTCACAACGTTGAAAAAGGATCTGACTCTCAAGGTTTCTACGATACTGATGTGTGGAAAACTGTGGCGAACAACTACGATATAAGAGGTAAGTTGTGGGCTCACGTAAAAGATACTTACGAACCATTTAACTTAACTGATGGTGTTGTTATATACGGAGAGATATATGGTGCGGGTATACAAAAAAACTACGAGTACGGTTTGACTGATGTTAAGTTTGTAGGATTTGATGTTGAAGTTGATGGAGAATACCAACCATACATAAATGAAACTGTACACTTTGATTGTTTAGAGTTACCACAGGTTGAGTTGTTATACCAAGGTAATTGGGATAAAGAAGAACAAGACAAATACGTCTTCGGTAACTTCATAGAAGGTACTAAAGTTCCTCACGAAGGTATAGTTGTGAAATCCGTAACTGGTGACCGTAGAAAGGTTTCTAAAGTAATCAACCCTGACTACTTGATCTATGGTGAAAAAAATAACGTGGGTGACTCCCATTAACTTGATGGGGTCACTTTTTTTTCTTATTATTAAATAAAATGAAATTATGAGTTGGGTTAGTGTTAATGTTGACTTGGAAGATGTCTACAGTGAAATGAATAGACGTGATAAACAAATGATGTCAGAATGGTTATATGAAGACGATATTTTACAATCGCATACTAATCCTGATATAAGAAAAGTTGTTAGAGGTGATAAAGAATCTCAGGGTGAAAGTGAATTAAGAGATAACCTAACTAAGATATGGAATTCATATCATCAGTTAACAAACGAAGAGGAAGAGTCTATTAAGAAAATCGCAGATAGATTACCATTATAATGAAACAGGAATTAAATACGTTTGCATTCTTCTCAAAGAACTTATTGTGGTATTCAATAATGTTATGGATTGAGAATGATTTTAATCCACTTAACTGGTGGTTATTCAGCGGGTTCTTTCAAATCGCAATAACGATACTCTTTGAATTATATATACTTGGAACATCATTAGAAGAAAAAGAAAATGGGAATAAAGAAAATTAAAAAAGAAAACGATTTGATTAACGTTAGTTTAATCGATTTGATGGGAAAACTAGATACTAGTGAAACTAAAAAGTATACTCAATTTTTGGTCAAGATACTTAAACAAAGTTTTGACAACGATATTAAATATATGGTTAAAGAATCATCGTCAAGGGAAAGAAAACTTGATGAGGTTTTAGGTGATAATACTTTTGATAGTTGGATGACAAAGAGATTGATTGGTCATTTATATGGTTGGGATGAGATGAATTTATTTGTTGAGTTTTGTGATTATATGGAAAGAGGGTTAACTAATGAAAAAGATGTTAGTAAATACGATAGTTGGGAAATGGTTGCAACTGAAGTATACCAAGCAAAAAATCGTGATCTAATTAAAAAGGCAAAAAAACAAGTAAAAGTAGTTTACGAGGATGACCAATATTTTTGTATTAAACCCTTAACGTATGAAGCGTCTGTTTCTTATGGGTATCAAACAAAATGGTGTACCGCCTCAGTTCATGAGCAAAGTTACTTTTACAATCACTCAAGAGATGGTGTACTTGTGTATGTGATTGATAAAATAAATAATGTGAAATTTGGGTTTTACCATAACAATCATCAAATTCAAATATACGATCAAAAAGATGACAGAGTGGATTCAATGGAGACAGGACTTCCGTTAGAATTATTACATAAGTTGTTTAGTGGAATGAAATCTGACGTTAAAGATAAAAATTTTAACTACAAGTTATTTGATGAAAGTGAATTGAAAAGAATGGTAATGTATCGACACGATGAACCGATTCCAGTACCAATGGAGGAAATGATGACGGAGGAAATGATTGTGGAGGAATCTGTACCAAATGAAGAGATAAGGGTACATACGGGTCTTCATGATGATATTATAGAAGATATGAGACAAAGAATTCGTATGTTGAGACCTACTAACCCACTTGGTGATGATTTACCATAATAGTAAAATAAACTTGACATAACTAAAAAGATCACTTATACTTTAATACGAAAAGAAAATTATTATGAATATTAAACAAGCGTTAAAATTAAAGAATAAATTGGTAAAAGAAATTACCGAAGAGACACAAAAAGTACTCGTGTACAATAGTGTTGAGGTAGGTAATGATAGACCATACTCACCGACAGAGTCTTTGGACAAGATGATATCCTTAACCAATGAGTTGGTTGAATTAAAAACAAAGATTCACCAAGCAAACTCACCCGTGTATGGTAAGATATTCAGAATGTCTGAGTTGAAGTCGATTGTGTCGAAAATCAAATTTATGGATTGTACAGAAGGTACTTCGACTGATAAATACTCAAGACGGTCTGAGAATACTCCTACAATGACATCAGAAATCTCAATTGTTGATAGAGATGGTATTGTTAAAGGGTTGGAAAACGAGATTGAGGTAATCCAAGATGAGTTAGATACTCATAATGCGATAACCCAAATTTAATAATCTGTGAGAGTGTAGGGATTATGTTTTAACTACATACTATTCTGGAGTCGATGTTATGATACTGATTAAGTAACGGTCCTTTAGTCAAAATTCAAGTGTTCAACAACTTTTTTTGTCAAAACTTAAAACTCATTATACTTTAACATATTGAACTCACTTAAAACCAGGTTATAAAACCCTCATCAGAAATGGTGGGGGTTTTTTGTTTTACCAAGTATTTATAATAAAAAGTTTTATGAAAGATAATAAAATTATACTTGAGGAATTGAATAGGATTAAAAACCTTATGGGGTATGATCGTTCTAAAACCTTAAATGAAAACACAAAAACTCGTAAGAAATTAAAAGAACAAGATGGTTATGCTGACGTATTAAAAGGTAGGGATTATTTAAAAGGATTAACCGACGACTATGATGATTTTGGTACTTCCGATAATAAACCAAGAAGGTATAAAACACCTGATGGGGATATTTTTGACTCTGCAGTTGATAAAGGTAAAGTACCTAAAGGATCTGAATGGATTAACAGACCTGAAAAAGAAGCTGATATGGTTAAAGATCTTACATCTACTAAAAATATTGAAAAAACTGCAAATACCGCTGGTGAGTTACAAACCACTAAGTCAGTTGTTGGTGGTGGAAAAAATGTTGCTTCAAGTTCGGAACTTGCGGGGATTGAATCCACAGGTGCTGAAGTTGCGGGAGCTGAAGTTGCGGGAGCTGAAGTTGCGGGAGCTGAAGTTGCGGGAGCTGAAGTTGCGGGAGCTGAATTGGCGGGAGCTGAGGTCGCTGCGGCAACAGGTGCGGAAGTTGTAGGTGCTGAAGTTGCGGGTGCGGGAGCGGCTGCGGCGGTAGGTGGAGAAACGGCAGCGGCAGCAACTTTTTTAGGTTTAGGTCCTGTTGGTTGGGTAGCATTAGGGGTAATAGGTATCACCGCATTAGGTGTGTGGGGTATGACAAAAGATGATGACATGGGAATGATCACAAGATTATTTGATATGTGTAAAACAAGTCCCGATAGAAAAAAATGGAAAAGATTTTTAACCGATGATCAAGCAAGAGCACTTTCTGGTAAATTATTTCATGCTATGGAAGGTTTAGGAACAGATGAAGATGCAATTTATAAGGTATTTAAGTCATTAAAAAGTCCTGCCGATTTTTGTAAAGTGAGTGATGTGTATGAAAAGTCATTTGACGAATCATTATTAGAAGCCCTTGATGGTGACTTTGATTATGGGTGGGAACCAATTGCGACATCATTAGTTGACATGACTAAAAACTACGCACAATCTGAAGCTGAAGATTATTGTGAAAAAAATCCTGAAGAATGTGCGGAAAAATTAAGAGTATATTGTGAAAAAAACCCAAAAGATGCAAAATGTAAAAATGTTGCGAAAGTTGGAGGTGCAGGTGAGGAAGATAAAACGGTATATAAAAGTTGTAATGGTACTTACAGTCTTGGGTGTAAAGATGATGAAGACGATGAGATATTTGCATTACAAGCTTGTTTAAAAACTACTAAAAATGGTAAATTTGATAAAAACACGGAAAATGTGTTAAAAAGTAAAACAGGTAAAACATCAATTACAAAAAAAGAAATTTGGAAATTGTGTGATGATTACAACAGGAATAAATAAAAAATTACTAAAATTTTTAACCCCATCCCAACAGGTGGGGTTTTTTATTTGGAATTAATTTACTATATTTGCAATATGGTAGGGATTATACTTTTATTGATAATATTAATGACATCAAGGTTTGCTAGAAAAATCAATAAAGATAAGGACCATCCATTCAATAAATTCTTAAATGATAGGGAAAAATAAAATATATGTTATTTTAAATTTTTTGGACACACATTACGGTGACTTAGTGTGTAGCCCAAAAAATCTTTGTTATCATAAAGAAGGTGAAGTTTATTTTAGATTTAACTTAAAAGATGAAATTATCTTTTTAGAATATAGAACTTTTGTTCAACCAATATGTAAAGCGTTGAATATAAAAGAAGATATGTTGAATGATCTTTATGAGATAATTGAAGAATGGATTGAATATGTTTTTAAAATTAAAGGATCAATAATGTAATTATGAAAGTAATATTTTTAGATCACGATGGAGTTATTTGTTTATCTTCAGAGTGGGGAGGACGACGTAAGAAACAAATGAAATGGGACGGGATTAAATTATCCATGTCTATGGGAGATTTCCCTTTGGAGTATCGATTTGATAACTTCAACCAGAAGGCAATTAAGATTCTCAATAAAATTATTGAAGAAACGGGAGCTGAGATTGTTACCTCATCTGATTGGAAACGATGGGCAAACCTTGAGGAGATGGGTGAGTACTATGAATCACAAGGAATCTCAAAAAAACCAATTGCCTTAACACCAAACTTAGGTCAATGTACTTGGTATAATGATATGGTTTGGGTATGGTCACCACAATGGGACTTAGAGATGACTCGTGTTATTGAGATTAAACAATACTTACATGACCATCCTGAGATTACACATTGGGTTGCGGTAGATGACCTTGATATGGGTAAAAACGGTGAGGGTTGGAAAGATTGGGGATTAGATAATTTTGTATTAACACCAAAAGGTGCTGAAGGTATTAAACAATCTGGCATCAAAGAAAAAATATTAAAGTTTTTAAAAGATGACTAAAGAAGAAATGAATGATTTCCTTGAGTCCATAGGTGGACTTGAGAATGGGTTTTACTCAGATAGACCAAGTATTAAACACTGTGAGGTGTTTGATGTTGATAGTGGTTGGTACCCGATAATTAAAGATCTTATTGAGGATCTAATAAAACTTGGGTGGGACAAACAGATATGTCAGGTTAAAGAAAAGTTTGGTGGTTTAAGATTTTACATCAATACCGGATCTGATGAAATTTTTAAAAGAATACATTTAGCTGGAAATCAAAGTTATGAGATTTGTGAAACCTGTGGTGAAAAGGGTGAAATGAGAACAGATCTTGGTTGGTATAGTACATTATGTAACAAACATTATGAAGAGCGTAAGTCAAATATTCAGAGGTAATGAACATTTAATGGATTTAGGTCCAGTTGAAGAGTTAATTGATTACACAAGGGAACTTGAGGAAATTGTACTTGAAAGAAAAATTGAGGATTCATACGATAAAGAACATATGTTAAGAACTATGTTATTAGATATATTAACAAGTTGTCGTGATATGGAAGAAACAAACGAATTGGCAAAAAGATATCCTGATATGTATGAGAAATGTGATTCCGAATCTTTAGTTAAAAATTTAAAGATTTATATTATGGATATGAACAATAAAAATAATTTAAGAATATGAACAAGATTAGCTTAAGTGAAAATTGTTTTGGTAATGATGTTGAGATAGATGACGAGTCATTATTTACCCATGAATATGATAACAGGAGTCCTGAGATGGTTAATGATTTGCAGGATAAATTGATTGATAACCTAAGATTGATAAAAAATAAATTAAGTATGAATGATTGGACAGAGATTGTTCAAATGATTATTAATCACGGAGATGAGTTTGAGTATGATGTTGAAAATTCAATGGATTATGAACCTTGTGATCAGTGTGGTAATTGGAATCATAATCATATATATAACAAAAAGAAAAATGACTAGAGTAAAATTATTTGTAATTGATGAGAAGCCTTATCTTGGATCAACAGAAGAAATATTTATTGGTGATGATGCCATTGTAACCGTAAATGGACAATACCCAATGATTGTTAAGTGTGAAAACGAAATCGTATTAAATTTGATAAAGAACCCTAAATTAAGTTTAACTCGAAGTTTTAAGATCCATGCCAAACCTGAAAAATTAACTTTAACTCCTGAAGACATTGATAGAATATTATCTGTCGATGAAGGATTATGTGAAGTTGAAAATTTTGAGGGTAAAATTAGGTTTATTTAAAAAAAATACATATCTTTGATAAAAATAAGATATGGTTAAAAAAGCTGAAATATTGAGTCAAGAGTTTAAGGTTACGTTTGCACAAGATGCAGACTGTTGCACATCTGAAGATCAATTCTTAACAATCAAAACTGATAATGGTGGTGGTGGTGACTTCTTTGTTATTGAAACAGAAAGATGGGCGTTTGATTCCGTTGATGAATTGGTTGAGTTATTTAACAAGTTCAAAGAGAAACACGAAAAAATCAAAGAAGAAAGTTTATGAGAAAATTAATGTTTATTATCTTACTGGGGTTAACCTCCTGTACGATGAAAGAATATAAATATGAGATTCATGGTAAGGTATATGTACCAACTTCAGGACCAAATCCAATGCATGATGCTATATGGTATACAGATACTATTAGTTTTGATGGTGACACCGCATATTACTTTAATAGTGATGGGTCTGAGGTGAGAATCTATCCTCCTTATGTGTTAATTAGTAAATCTTTAAAATAAATAATATATGAAAAAAGTGTTTTTGGCAATTTTAATGGGTGTTATGATAACATCTTGCACGGAGAACGAAAGAGTAAAAGCTTGGGGTGGTGAAGGAACAATTAATTTACCAAAAGGTAAAAAATTAGTTAATGTAACTTGGAAGGAAACTCAGATTTGGTATCTAACTAAGGATATGGATTCAAATGATGTTGCTGAGACATACGAGTTTCACGAAGAGTCATCATATGGGGTTATTGAAGGAACATATAAAATAATTGAAACAAAATAATATGACAGAAAGAGAACTAATCCTTTTAGGATTTAAAAGTGAAGAAATAAGAGAACACGAAGAGGACGACTCTTATTACTACGTGTTGGATATTGTTGATGGGTTAACGTTCATCACACCAACAAATGAGGAAATTAAAAACGGAGAATGGTATGTTGAGTTTTTCAATACAGATCCATTAGTTCGATTTGATAGTTTCGGTAAAGTCCAAGGTTTGATTAACACTCTAACTTCCGCAATTGTAAAATGAGAAAAAATGATTTAGAGGCATTAATGGTTGTATTACTTGGAAGTGTCACAATGATTTTGTATATTTTAAATTACGTAATAAAATAAAAATGAAGTAGATGTTTAAAGTAGAAAAGTTAGGTATCTGGGGAGTTGTAATCCTCACAATTATCTACCTATTGGTTATGAATGTATTTTTTGAATATGTGATTAACAGAGAGGTGGATTTAATTCTACAGGCAGGTGGATCAGTTATAGTCTTGATGTACACTGTTTTTATGGTAAGACTAATGGTAAATAAATTATTTGATAAATTAAAAAAAGAAGAAAAAAATGATTAGTATTGCAATTTTAGTGATCTCGGTGATCGTAGGAGTGTTTATGTTTTTAAGAAACGTAAAAAATGAGGTGAATATGCCATTTTTAAAACCAGTTTTGGTTGTTGTGGTAGGTCTTTTAGTTAGTGGAGTACAACCGTATTCATTGGAAAGAATTGATGCTGGAAACAAAGGAATTGTTGTTAATTTAAGTGGTTCAGAACGTGGTGTATCAAATTACCAATACAAAACGGGTTGGGTTGTATATAACACTTGGACAACACAAGTATTAGAATTCCCAATCTTCCAACAACACATTGAGTATGACGATCAATCTGTAATCTTAAAAGGTGGATTTGGTGCAACTATCAAACCAACATTCAACTACTCATTACGTGAGGATGCGATTGGTGATATGTTTGTAAACTTGAGACGACCAATTAAAGATGTTGAACAAGGATGGTTGAAAAACGCAATTATCGGAGCAGTTAATGATGTTGCGAATACTTGGGAGGTTGATAGTATTTTTAATCACCGACAAGCGTTTGAATCAGCAATTGTTGCGGAATGTAATGTTAGGTTATCTAAATGGTTTAATGTGTCTCAATTGAGAACAAATATAACACCACCTGAAACATTACAGGAGGCGATCATCGCAAAGACAAAGGCAATCCAACAAGCGGAAGCGTCAGAACAACAGGCAATCGCCGCAATCTCTGAAGGAAGACGTAAGGTGGCCGTGGCAAGAGCTGATTCTGCAGAAACTATAATTAACGCAAATGCTTCGGCACTTTCAATTAAGATCAAACAAAGTCAAATAACACCTATGTATATTGAGTACTTAAAGGCATCCGCTTGGGACGGTAAATTACCAACAACGGTAGCAGGTGGTTCAGGATTGTTTTTAAACCTGAACAAATAATAAAAGGTTAAACAAATTAAATCCTCACAATAAGTGGGGATTTTTTTGGTTTATAACTAAAAATTAATTACTTTTGTTTTATGGAAAAAGTTATCATTGAAAAAGATATGGTTCGTAAATGTGTCATCCTTGAAAATGAGGGTGAAGTTGTATTTCGTTCAGGTTACGGTGAGTTTCATGAAGACGTTGCAAATCATTTTAGAAACGAAGAACCTGAACTGAAGGGTTGGAGAATCCGTGGTGGGGGAAGAGTTCGTTGGTCTGATCTTGGAATTAGAGTTTATGGTTATTCTGTTGATTATGGAAGAATGGATAAAGATTTAGTTGAGAGACTGGTGTCTGAGTTCGCAAAAGAAAAAGGGGTTGATTTTATTAACGAAACGGGAGAAGGATATTAATATGAGTTTATTTAAATTTTATGAGGTAGGGGGAAAAATTAGAGACGAGATCTTAGGACTCCAATCTAAAGACGTTGACTATGTTGCGGTCCCAAGTGATACATTATTGGAAAAGTACAAGAGTGCTCACGAGATGTATGTGGTGTTGGAAACATTTCTTTTAAATGAGAAATTTGAGATATTCCTATCAACACCTGATTGTTTTACTATAAGAGCTAAGTTCCCAAAGGATCACAAATATCAAGGGGTTGCAGACTTTGTAATGGCTCGCAAAGAGGTTGGGTATGTGGAAGGAACAAGAACTCCTATCGTTGTACCAGGAACCCTTAAAGACGATTTAGAACGTAGAGACTTTACCGTTAACGCCATGGCTAAAGGTGAAGATGGTAAGATCATTGATTTATTTGATGGAATGAATGATTTAAAACGAATGGTTCTTATAACTCCACTACCACCTGAACAAACATTTAATGATGATCCGCTTCGTGTTTTAAGAGCGGTAAGATTTGCAATAACAAAAGGGTTCAGTTTAAAATTTTTAGATTACTACGTCAACAACTACGATTATGAAAATAAGATGGGAGTTGTGTCATCTGAAAGAATTCGAGAAGAGTTGTTTAAATGTTTCAAACACGATACAATGGGTACGTTAGATATGTTAAATGACTACCCAACGTTAAAGAGATATATTTTTGAAAACAAATTAATGTGGTTGAAGCCCACAATGGAAAATTAATAAATTATGGAAAATAGAAGTAGACATTACGGAGACGTAGATAAATGGGTAAGAAAAGTAATTGATTCCTGCGAGACGTATCAACAAACTTTTAGTGTGAGAAGTTTGATACGTAATTTTGAGAGTCAAATGCGTCGTAATAAAGTTGATCGTAGTTTAATTTGGTCTGTTAGGGCTTCTTTAGATTTAGAATTAAGTTTTAAACGAGATGAATTATTAAAAAAACAAATAGAAAATGGAAAGTAAAAGTTATAAAATTGCCGCAATAATAGGAGTTATTATTGGATGTGTTATAGGATCCATGATGTCCTACTCAATGTTGAAAGAACATAAAAAATGTGAAATTTTGGTTGAGGAAAATAAAATGTTAAGAGATATGTTATACGAGGAACAAAATCCTCAATAATATTTGTATATTTGTAAAATATTATTTAGAAAAATACAAAAATGATTGATAACTTAAAAAATATAAAACCATTACTTAACTTCACTGAGGTTGGTGATTTCTATATGTTGTATGTATTCAAACGTAAGAAAGACCAACCTGAAGGTGAGAGAGACAATCACCAATCTGTAAGGACTATTAAGACTTACTGCGTTGATTCTATTGAGTATCTTGATAAACGATATGATGAGATTAAACAACTTTGTGAGATGTTTAAGGCTCGTGCTTATATCCATGTCCAAAAACAAAATCATAAGGACGTATCGTTAAATATGTTATCGTTACTTGCTGAACGTATTCGGGATGGTGTGTCAAATCAGAAAGGTTTATTTGATTCGGTTGTTGGTCAGATCAAGACTCAGGAGAAAAGATGGGTTATTGATTTGGATGATGTTGAGGCGGTAAGTCCTTTGATGATGGCATTCATTGAATACGAATGTAACCCAATCACTGAAGTTAAATTTGATGAGGTTGGTATTCCAAATGGATACATTTCAGGTCCAAAGATTGAATCGATCATCCCAACTAAAAGTGGTTTCCATTTAATCACCAAGAAATTTGATGTTAAGAAGTTCAAAGAGAAATACCCTGACGTTGATATTCAAAAAAAGAATCCAACTTTATTGTATTACCCAAACAGTTTAGACAATGATTAATAAAGAACTAAAGAAAAAAGAATGTTTGTTTGAGATAGTTGATGATCTCGCCAATGGTATGGACATATATAACCATAATGGATCTTTTTGGTTAATTAACACCAAAGAATTAAAATGGATGATTGAATTTACTAAAGATAAAACATTGTGGTATAACTATAATATTTTTAAATCTTTATTTAAAGCAATGTCTTTGGATGTTATAGAAAATCAAGAATATATTACCGAATGGTTTGAGTCAAGATTTATCAAACCTGAGGTGGTTGAAGATACCATTCAAAATGGGGTGAAACACACCTCACATACAGTTGTTCGAGTTCCGAGAAAAGTTGAAGATACCATTCAAAATGGGGTGAAACGCACCTTACCTGAATCAATTGCCGACTCATTTGCTATTGAAGATACCATTGAAAATGGGGTGAAACACACCCAATGTGAATTACTCGGTTCAATCCATCATGTTGAAGACACCATTCAAAATGGAATTAAACGTACCAATATGGATCGATGGAACGGACGGTACACCATTGATAATACCATTAAAAATGGGGTGAAATATACCCAAGGGGATCAACAACCAATTCATATTGACGTTGAAGACACCATTCAAAATGGCGTTAAGTATACCTCAGAACTTAATGATTTACAACTAATTGAAGTTAAAGATACCATTCAAAATGGGGTGAAAGAGACCATATCATTAAGGTTACCGTTAAGTGGACAAGTTGAAGATACCATTGAAAATGGGGTGAAGAACACCGAAGGTATCGGTTTTAATGAGGATTTTGATGATGTTATTAAAGATGGTGTGAAACACACTGAAGATGGTGATTGGTTAGATGGTGATGAAAGAATTAAAGATATTATTCAAGAAGGTGTGAAGGAGACTATTCCCACACTACGACGTACTCTTCTTGGGGTTGATGATATTGTTCAAAATGGTGTAAAAGAAACCTGTGAAGATGTGTATCACCATAGACATAGA